TTATTTATCTCCAGACAAAGCAATAAGTCTGTCTTCGATTGTCTTCTTTGTCTCTGCTGCAACATCAAGAGTGGTAGACTGCAATTGAGGAGCTACGTATTTTGTAAATCTCTCCATTGCCTGTATTCTATCTTTTGGCTCTAATTCGCTTAAATCTTTCTGGAATTGCTCAGATGCATAATAATCAAATGTAGTCTCTGAGAGAATTTCTCTAACTTGTGATGATATTTTATTGGGCGTTCCTGGTTTTCTTCCGCCTGTCTTGGGTATTCCTTTGGGTCTTCCAACTTTTCTTTTCTCTGTATTCATACAATTTAATAGCATTAAAAGTTAAACCTATCGTGCAAAGATAATTATTTATTTTCGCACCGTATAGTATAAGTTTAACTAGTATAAAAGATTGTATATGGGACTAATTGGTTCAGCTATAGGAGCAGCAGGTAGCATCTTTGGTGGTATTGCAGCTTCAAAGGCAATGAAGAAAATGAAAGAGAATGTAGAGGCTCAAAAAAGAGCTAATCAAGATTGGTATGATAGACGCTATAATGAGGATGCTACACAGCGTGCAGACGCACAACGTATCCTTACATTAACGGAAGAGAATATCAAGAATCGTAACAGAGCAGCACAAGGAGCACAAGCAGTGATGGGCGGTACAGAAGAAAGCGTTGCAGCTGCAAAAGAAGCAAATAATAGAGCTTTATCAGATGCAGCAGCACAAATAGCGGTTAATGGAGAACAACGCAAGGACGCTATTGAGAATCAATACCAAGAACGTGATGCTTCACTTGATAATCAACTCAATAATATTGAGCAAAACAAAGCGCAAGCTATCTCTCAAGCAGTGCAAGGCGTAACAGGTGCTGCATCAACTATGGATTTTGGTAAGGTAAAAATTGGAAAACACACAATTGACCTATAGCTTATGAAGAGTTCATTAAATGAAATATTAGGAAATAACGCACCTACACCAACGCAACAGCCATCTCAAGCACCAGCAAACGAGGTGGCTGCTACTAGTAGTGTAGAGCCGTTTGATTATGGCAAGGCAGAGGCAGAGAAACCCACGTTTACTCCGCCTACTGTTGAGCCACAAGGAACAGAGCAAGGGCAAACAAGTGAAGCTAAAGTTGTTCCTCCACTTGCTATTCCTTCTCAACAACCAAAGCCTGAAGAGCCAACTGAAAATCCTCGAATGAGCTATGTAGAAATGTATCAGCGTTTAAATCCTTTTCAACCCCCAACAGAGGAAGATTTAGAGAAAGAACGCAAGAAAGCTAAGCGTGAGAAGATTTTTGCTGCTATAGGTGATGGTATCTCTGCACTCTCTAATCTCTATTTCACAACTCGATATGCACCTAATATGTACAATCATGAGAATGCACAGAGTGCTAAGGTCGAGAGAAAGTGGCAACAATTGCAAGCCGATAGAGATGCTCAAATGAATGCTTATATAAGAAATCTTATGGCAGCCCAACAGGCGGATGATGATAGAGAGGATAAAGATCGAAACTGGAAACGCCAAATTGGAATGGACGAGTATAATAAGAAAAAAGATGCTGATGAATTGCAATACAGAAAAGATCGTGACGAGAAAAAAGATGAGCAATGGAAAGACTCCTATAATCAAAAGGAGAATCAATTTAATGTAAATGTAGGACTTAAGGAAAAAGATCAAGCTGAAAGAGCACGTCATAATAAAGCAACTGAAGGAATAGCAGGAGCACAACTTGGAGAAACAAGACGACACCATCTTGTAAGTGAAGCTCAAGGCGCACAACGTCTTGCAGGAGGAGGATCAAGAGGTAAAGCGCAAGAAACAATAACATTAGCAGATGGTAGCGTTTATACTTTTTCTCCAGAAAGGAAGGGTGCTTTGACGTCACTTGCACCTATAATGATTAAAAAGGCGAAAGCAGCAGCTGAGCGATATAGTAAAGCAAATGATCGGAAATCATCTAAACATTATAAAGAGTTGGCAACAGCTCTTGAAAAAGCTAAAAGTAAGAGTGCTCTTGCTGCAATTGTTACAGCAAACGTGGGCGACTTCCCATCGTTAGATACAGATGTTAGACGAATGATTGGAGCAAGTGATGATTTTGATAATATGAACTCTGGAGGATTTAATATAAATAATTATCAAAGAGGAGGCAGTGGAAAGAAAACCACACCAAAGAAAACCACAAATAAACCACCATTAAATTAGTATATTATGCCAAATAAAATTACATATACCATTAAGACGTCTGATGGAAAAGAGCATCAAGTGTCGAAAGAAAATATAGATAAGCATGGTATTCAAGCGTATGCAGATGCTTATGAGGGTGCTACCATTCGTATGCGTGATAGCAAAAAAGGTGATTATGATATTCCATTAGCAAATTATAATGATGCTAAGGCGCAAGGTTTACATGCTTTTTCTTGGGAGCATCTTCCGCCTAAAGCACAGCCACAGGCAAAACAACAGGTTGCGCAAAAACAATCTACTCAACAAGTGGCTACAACTGCTCCTGGAGCACCAATGACGGCAGCGCAAAAGGCGCAAGTTCTTAATAATGCAAATAATATTATTGCTCAATCTCAGTCGGATCTTAGTAGAACTATGCGTAAGTTTGACTATGCAAAACAGAATACAGGTCTTGACGTTAAGCCTATAAAGTTAGGTGAGAATAGAAATGTTGCCACAAAGAAAAATAAAAATGGTCAGACAACTTATCTTGATGCAGAAGGTAATAGATTCGATGATCATGCACAAGCAAATTTTTCACAAACCCAAATTGAGGAAGATGAAGCAAAGCGTAAAGACCTTTTGGGCTATATAGATAAAAAGGCAATGAGTAGCGTTAATTCTGCTTATGATAAACAATACTCAGAACTTGAAGACTTTAAGAAAAAACATCCTTACTTATCTGCCTTTAGCCGTGCTCTTTCTGCTTTTAGTGGACGTATGTCTGGCGGAGGAACAGCAAATATTAACCAATATAGACCTGAAGAAGCTCGTACAGGTCTTGCCGCACTTGCCTTTAATCAAAAAACAAGACAAGCTATCGATGAAGGAAAAAGATATGAGCAAGGAGATACAGGCTTTTGGGGTCGTGCTACTAGAGGTTTAAAGAAAGGATTGACATCTGCTAGTACATATGATTTGGGGCTATCTGATACCGATATTGCAGGGTCGTTAAAAGGAGCTGCAGATAGATATGCTAAAGGTCAAGCAACGCAAATGGATGAACTGTTACTTGATGCAGCAGCTCTAAATAGTGAGACGGAGGGAAAATACGCAGATGCTTTAGGTGGTTGGTTTGGTGCAGGAGAAGGCATACCAGGAGTTGCTAGTTTCATGATGCAGATAGGGAGTAACCCCATGTCTGGATTTGGCAAAGCTACAGCACAGACTGTTGCAAAGACAGTAACAAAAAGAGCTGTACAGAAGTTTGGTACAGGTTTAGCGGCTAAAGCAGCTATAACTTTAGCAAAAGGGGCAACACGTGTAGCGGCTGATGCAGTAGAAGCGGGCGTTGTTACTGCAATGTATAGCCCTACAAAGATTGTAGGAGATTATCTTAATCGAAAGACAGGTACAGTTGTTCATGATGGAAATGGCGGATACACTTTTGAAGGCAAAGAATATAGCGATATAAAAGCTGTTGCAAAAGCTATCAATGACCAGAATGCGGAAAACCTTTCTGAAATGTGGGGAGACTATCTTCCTGGCATTGGTAAGGTTGGAAAGCTCATAGGTAAAGGCGCACGTAAAATTGGCTTAGGGAAAGTTGTTAACGCTTTCGAGCAAATGAGTAGTTCTCAATGGATGAAGACATGGAATGAATTTATGGATCGTACCAAATGGAATGGACTTTTGGGTGAATACATGGAGGAAGCGGAAAAGAATCTCTACAATGCTCTTACCAATGGTGATATGACTCTTGACACGAATCCAAATACAGGTGTATTTAGTAGAAAGATAAACGAGGATACATTTAAGAGTGTAGCCTTAATGTCGGGTATCATGAGTGGTATTAGTACTGTGGGTTACACACGCTTTAAGTATAAGGCATCAAGAGGACAAAAGAAAGCAGATAATAATGCAAAAGCAGTTCTTGGAGCAGAAAAATGGAGCGAGATAAAGAAACTTATTGACAATGCAGATGACAAGAGTATAGGTGGTATTATCGAACAAATAGGCAACGATAATAGTCTTAATACAAAACAAAAGATGGCTATTCTTGATTATCAGTACAAGAGTGCTGTTGCTCATGGTGCAAATATTCAAGACTTGAAGAACAAACTTGAGGGTAACTATGATGAGAAAGCCAATAGATATGATGCTGGCTACCATGCTACCGAAGACGAACTAGCCAACATCAAGAATGAACTTGAGTTGCGTCATAGACAATTAGCTGAAACCTTTAAGGACGATCCAAAGGCTTTACAACAGATAGAAGAAGATCCAAAAGCTTTCCTACAAGGATTGAAAGAATCAGAGGTAGGAGGTGAAAAGGCAAAGGTTATAAACGCTTACGAAGAAACCAGAGCAGCTTATGATGGTATGATACAACGTGTCAAAGATAATATCGATGATGCTGTTACTGAAAATAATACTGTTATTGAGCAACGTACACACCAAGATGGAAATATTTATCCTGCAACTATGAAATTAGATGATCGTAAAGTCTATGTCGTTGGAGGTAATGTGCAGATGAATGAAGATGGAACAGGTATTGACCATGAGAAGTCTAGCTCTAGTGTGATGATACGTGATGCAGAGACTGGAAAGGTTGAAATGGTAGATCCTTCTGCTATTCTATCTGTTGACACGCCTGTAAATGCAGAGGAAGAGAAAGCCACTTCATCAGAGCAGATAAAACAAACATATGCTCAAGAACAAGCAAATAAAATAGATGGTGTTCTAGAGTTTAAGGCAGGTGATACTTACTCAATTCTAGGTGAGGATAAAAAGCAACATACCATACAAATTGTTGGTGAAGCGATTGATGAAAAGACAAAACAGCCAAATCCTGATATGGTTATGGCGAGCATTGACGGCTTAGAGCCTACAATGTTATCCAAAGAACAAATTCAGGCTATGAATAATGAAGAGAATTTGTGGCGTCTTGATCAATCGTTAAAGCAAGGTGAGGAAGTGGAAAATACAACTCCACATTCAAAACAATCATATGGTTATCAAAAAAAAATCACTCTTACAAATGAAAATGGTAATCTTGTACGTGGAGAAATTGTATCAGGTCAAAATGAAGATGGAAGGTTTGAGGTTCAGACAGAAGAGCCAGTTAATGGAAAAACTGTAAACCATCTCACTGCAGAGGAACTTGATGCTATGCATGCTCAAATACAAGAAGAGCAAGAAGAGTCACCTGCACTTGTTGCAGAAAATGCAACAACTCAAAAGGAAGATGTTTCAGGTGTGAATGATGGAACTATTGCAGAAAATGCAACAGTTCAAAAAGAAGAAACACCACAACACCAACCAACTGCTTTAGAGCGTATTCCAACTAATGAACAAGGAGAGCCTATCTATGAACAAGCAGACCCTGAAACTGCATGGGACGCAATTGTAGAACAAACAGAAGGAGACGAAAGTATTGCTCAGTCTGTTGCTGATGGTATGGTAGCTGATATGGAAGTAGCGGTTAAAAGAGCAGAGAAAGCCAAAGTAAAAGGCGGTACTACCATTGCGGAAAAGATTGCAGCAGAAAAAGAACGTGTTGCAACCATAGAACAAGCTAAAGCAAGACTTGAGCACTGGAAGAAAATTGCATCAACTAATAGCAGACGTCAAGAAGCTATCCAGGCGGAAGAGAGTCGCAAAGCCAAAGAAGCTGCACTTCTCCGTAAAGAGCAAGAGGAGAAAGAGCGTGATAAACGTGAAGAGGCACAGCCCCAAACCTTAGATTACAAGTTATCCGATGAAGTAGATGAGAATGGACATCCGTTTGTCCTTACATCCGCTGGAGAACTCGCATTTGGTAACATTGGGAAAGAAACAGGACTTGCACCTGCTCCTATTTTGTTAAGTGAAGGTGTTATTACGAATTCAAAGACAAATGCAGGTTATGGTTTAGTTCATATAGAAGCACGACATGGTGAACAAATTCGTAATGCTGGTTATCCGAGTGTTGTAGCTTTTGTTGAAGAAGTTGCAAAACACTATGATGTAATTAGAGAGGGAATAAATCGTTCGGGTGAACAAACCTATATGCTACAACTGACAGATAGACACAACAATACACTAATGGTTGAGTTGTCTGGCGATGGTACATATTATAACATAAATACCGCAGGAATCTTCAAGACATCCTACGGTAAAAATAGAAGAGAAGTGTATAACCGCCATACTACGGATAACCAATCTACCGAAAGTGGTGAGGAATCGCAAGGTGAAGCACAAAGCGGTACAACATCACCCTCCCGCATGAAATCCTCTACACGTTCTTCTGCAGGCAAAGTTAGTGAAAGTTCTAATGCGATGCAAGGAAATGCGAAAAAAACTTCTGAAAATGAAGCAAAAGAACTTGCAACTAATGCGGTAGTAGAGGCATTAGTTAGGGCTGGTGTGCCTGTTGAGGTGGTGAGTGATGAAGCAGCGAAAGGGGTATTACCTTTAGGTGCAGAGAAACATGTTGTGTATCATGGTAGTGGTGCAAAATTTGATCACTTCGATCATTCTCACATGGGCGAGGGTGAGGGTGCCCAAGCTTATGGATGGGGTAGCTATGTTACCGAAGTAGAAGGAATAGGAAAGAAATATGCCCAAGCTATGCTTAAAGAAAAGTATAAAGAGAATAGAACTATCAACGAAATGGCAAGAGATAGATTGATTTCTGACGGTAGTAAGGACGAATCTTTAAAATACTTAAACGATTTATTAAAAGAAGAATGGGTAGACAAGAAGAGAGTTAAGGCGCAAATAAAGATTATAGAGACTGGTAAGTTCTTACCCGAAGGTAAGGTGAGTCTTTATACTGTGGATATTCCAGATAATACAGGTAAGAATTATTTGGACTGGGAGAGTGATATTCCTGTAAAAGAAAAAAATCGTATCCGTATAGCTTTAACTAAATCGATTATAGATAAAATGGGTTCTGCAACATCGTCGGAAAGGCAAGATGTACGTAATTCTATTTCTACAGAATTTAGGCTTGATGTTCGAAACTTTAAGGGAATCTATAAATTAATGAGTAGTTACACTTCACCACAGGAGGCGAGTGAGTTATTGAGAAATCTAGGCTATACAGGTATCTCTTATCCTGCTCAATATCTAAGTGGTGGAAGATCGGATGGTGCAAGAAACTATGTTATTTTCGATGAAAAAGATTTGAAGATTACCAATCGAGTCGAATTTATGAAGTCACCTGATGGTGTAGTTTATGGTTGGACTATTGGCGGTAGAATTTATCTTACCAAAGCTGGTTTGAACCCTGAGACGCCCATACATGAATATACACATATTTGGGCTAATGCTATGAAGGTGCATAATATGAAGGGTTGGAAGAGTATCAAGGAGTTACTTGTTGATACTCCTATTTGGGATGAAGTTCTGAATGATGAAAATTATAGTAATATCAGGAATGATGAAGATTCAGTAGCAAGCGAGGTGCTAAGTCGTATTAGCGGAAAGGAGAACGCTAAACGAATGGAAGAAGAAGCACAGAAGGTAATTGCTGATAGTAAAGATCTTATAGAGAAGGCAGAGACTTTGTCTGTATTGAATCGAGTACGGAAAGCTCTTAAAACTTTTTGGTCATGGGTAGGTAAGGAGTTGTTCGACATAGAGAAGTTTAACTCTATTAATGAGGTTACGGATCGTGTGTTGTATGACTTAGTGAATGGTACTGCATTGCAGGTACAAAATGAAGCAACAAGAGTAGAAACCAACCCTACAGAAGCACAGAAAGAAGCAGGCAACTATAAGAAGGGACATATCAAAGTCGATGGTATGAACATTACTATAGAGCAACCTAAGGGTAGTATTCGTCGTGGTAAGGACGCTAGTGGTAAAGAATGGGAAAGCGAAATGCACAACACCTATGGTTATATTCGTGGAACAGAAGGTGTAGATGGAGATCACATAGACATCTTCTTATCTGATAATCCAAATGAAGGCAATGTATTCGTTGTTGATCAAGTAAACAAAGATGGTTCATTTGATGAACATAAGGTGATGTATGGTTTTTCAGACAAAGAAAGTGCAAGACAAGCCTACCTATCCAACTATGAAGATGGATGGCAAGGATTAGGTAATATTACCGAAGTGAGCAAGGAAGAGTTTAAGAAATGGATAGGTAGCAGTAAGCGTAAGACAAAACCATTTGCGGAGTATAAAGGAATAATCAAGAGTAATAAGAGTGTTTCTTCGCCTGTTGTGATGAGTGAGGATGAGTATTTGGCATCTAAGGGTTTGAATGGCAATATGACCGACTATATGTTGGATAAGCTGCGTATTCCTCATAGTGAGACAGCACGACAACAAAAGCAACGTGAAAAGGAAGCCGCACGTGTGCGTGCCGATTTTGACAATCAAAAAGAAGAAGCCCGAAAAGAGTATCGCCAAAAGATTGCCAAGGGTGAATTGCGTGAGCCTACCAAGCAGGAAGCAAAAGAAAGAGAGATTGCCAAGTTGATTAAAACAGCGAACGGACACGAAGATAACCCGAGTGTGCAAGCTGCAAGGCGATTGCTAGCTAAACGGGGGGTTGATTGGAGAACCGATAGAGGTGATACGAGTGATAATGATTGGCTAAAATCAAAGGAGGATGGAAAGAGCAATGTCGTCCATTCTTTTGGCAATAGTGCATCACAAAATGATACGAGCATAAAGTTAAGTGATACCTCATTTGCTAAGATGAAGAATGGAGAACAGAAAGCAGAGGAAGAGATTGGATGGCTTGTTGATCATAATATAAGACTTAAAGAGAACAGTAGAAAGCTAGATGAAATTGCTCATCTTCTTTTTGATGGAGATAATATTGATTCTAATAGAGAGTCGGCTTTAAGAGAAGAAGCAAAAAAGATTCTTGAAGAGAATGAGAAGTTATCCCGTGACTATCAAAAAAACTATTCTGACAAGTATTTTGGCACTGATGATATAACAGCTAATTATATTCTTCAGGAAGCGAATGAACGACTTATAGCTTTAGGTGTAAAGCCTGTAAAAGAATCGTACTATTTCCAAAATAGAAAAAACGAGGTTGCGCAAAACGCAGTTGTTCACTTGTTAAAAAGAATTGGTATTCCTGTTCATTTCATTAGTCGTGTAGGGGCGGAAGCGTCTGGACAAGGAAACTCAAGAGGTTGGACTAACGGGCTTGATATATGGCTAACCAAAGACAACATTAATGCAGAGACTCCTGTACATGAATATACTCATATCTGGACTTTTGCTTTGATGAAGAATAATCCTAAGTTATGGGCAGAGATTAAGAACTTGCTTAAGGACTCTGAATGGGTTGATACCATTCAATCTATGGATGAGTATAAATACACGCTCGATAATGAAGACTTGCTATATAGTGAGGTCTTGAGCCGTATTAGTGGAGAACGAAATGGAGAAAAGTTTGAGAGCATGGCTTTTAAGCTCATAGAGGAAGTAAATAGTGTTGAGAAGAAAGTTGACTTGAAACGTGGTCTTGAGAAACTTCGTGACGCTCTGAAACGTTTCTGGGAATGGGTTGGAGTAAACCTATTTGGTATGAAAGAGTTTAAAAGCGTTGATGATGTATGCGACAGAGTTTTATTTGACCTTTTAAATGCGAGTGACATTGCACGAACTGAAGAAATGCGTGAGTATTATGAAGAAGAACGTGAGATGAATACTATCATCGATAAGGCAAAAGAAGACGGTACATACTTAAAAACACCCAATGGGGAAGATAGTAAATTACCAGAAAAAGTATGGGCTTATGCACGAACTAAGAAATTTAAGACCCAGTTGAGTGATCGTTTGAACCTTATACTTAACGAAAGTAAGGAAGATTTTAAAGATTGGGAAAAGGAAGAATTTAGGGACTTATTTAAAAAGCATGGTCTTTTGGAAGAACATAACGAGCCTGGTCGTTTTTTGGTTAGCCAATTCATGTACTCTGAAAAATACTATGATAGGAAAGGAAAGATGCAGGAAGAGGCTCAAGAAACTATGAACTCTGGTAAGGGTGGAGAAAACGTTTCAAGTGTTAAGTCTGTTGATATGAGAGATGCAGAGTACATCAAGGCGGTAGAAAACAACGATACTGAAACCATTCAACGACTTCTTTCAGAGGAAGCTGAGCGTAAGGGATACTCTAAGGATTCAAGTTATCAAGGCTCTTTAGCATTTAATGGGTCTGCACCTTATCAAAACGCTTACTTTGAGACAAAGGAAGAACGTAAGGAAGCATGGGAGAATGATGAATATGAAGATACAATGTCTTTAGGAGACTATGTAGATAGTGGTATTGATACAAATAATTTAGAATGGAACTTAACAGATCCTATGGCATTACGACAAGCAGATCCTGATCGTAGAGAAGCAATTGAGAACTTGCGCCAAACTGTTCGTAGTAATAGCAAGACAATCACAATATACCGTGCAGTAGATGCAAATATAAAAGAAAATGAGATTCGTAATGGAGATTGGGTTACACCAAGTCGCTCTTATGCAGAGTACCATATTGGTTTGCAAGACTGGGAGAATGGAAGGATAATAGAACAAGAAGTATCCATTGACGACCTTTGGTGGGATGGCAACGACATCGCAGAATGGGGTTATGACAATGGTAAGGGAGAGGTGTATAAAAACACTCCTAATAATCGTAAGATGTTCGAGGTAACCTATGATGATAAAGGAAATATCATTCCTTTGAGTAAACGATTTAACGACCAGGTGGAGGATGAACGCTTTAGAAATGATGAGGAACTTGAAGAGGCGAATCAAAGGTTTAATGAAGAATTGGAAAACTTGACAGAGGAGAATGCAGACAAGGTTACTCTTTGGTTAGGAAAGCCCTCAGATGTATTGCTATCTTCAGGCATCGAAAATAAACCATTAAAGCTGTATGGTAATAAGGTTATCAAGAAAATGAAGAAGCATGGCTTTGCTTTGGATGAACTTCGAGATTTACCTAAGGCTGTGGCTGATCCTATTGCAGTGTTCGATAACTATCAGAGGGAGGGCAATCGTACTATACTTACAGAACTTCGTTCACAAGAAAAAAACATAATGGTTGCTGTTACTCTTGGTAAAAATGGTGTCGATGTAGATTTTAATATCGTTTCTTCCGTATTCGGTAAAGGGAGCAGTAATGTTGTGGACTGGATTAGCAAGGGTTATCTTGCCTATGTAGATAAAGAAAAAGCCCTAAATTATTTGTACTTCTCCGAGAGAAATATCTCGGAAGCCGCAGATAATTCAAGACTTTCTTCTGCTGCAAATATAGTGAAAAGTTTTGAAAACCCGATCAATAATTCAGAAAAAAAGTTAGATAGAAAATCAACTCAAGGTAAGGAAGTTACAGAAAAAGAGCGTCAACAAATGGCTGAGCGTGCTAATGAACTTGCAGAGACCTTACATCTTGATAATGTAGAGATAGTTACCGATGCTAGTACTTTAGAAGGAAAGAAAGCAAAGGCGAAAGGATTCTACTCAACAAGCACAGGTAAGATAACTATTGTTATTCCTAATCATAGCAATATTGCAGATGTGGAGAAAACATTACTTCACGAAGCAGTTGCCCACCATGGTTTGCGTAAACTCTTTGGTGAGCACTTTGATAACTTCCTTGATAATGTGTTTAAAAATGCAAGTGAAGATGTTAGGCGTGAAATAGTAAAACTTGCTGCAAAGAATAAATGGGACTTCCGTATAGCAACAGAAGAATATCTTGCTAGCCTTGCTGAAGATACAAACTTTGAAAAGATGCCAAATGGACTTTGGGATAAGGTTAAACGTTTGTTCTTAGACATGTTACGCAGTATTGGTTTGCTAAAGCAGAAAGATGGAGAATGGAATGACAATGAGTTACGCTATATTCTTTGGAGAAGTTATAAGAACTTGAAAGAGAAAGGTCAGAGCAATAGTATATTGAACAAAGCTGAAGACATCGCAATGCAACACAGATTAAAGGTTGGCAATTACTCTGAAAGCACAGATAAAGAGGTACGCTTTAGAGATGGAGAACCTCAAAGCAAAGAGCGTGTGAGCGCAGCAGAGCGTTACGAGCATCGTGTAAGCCGCTCAATGTTCCAAAGTCAAGAAGCCTTACAAGATAGCATGTTGGGATTGAAAGAGGCTATGGATGCTATTATAAAAAGTGAGGGTAAGAAAATGGAGATAGAAAACATTGAGGGCTTTGAGAATGCTTATTTAGGAGAAAATAGATTGTCTTCAGTTAATCAAGCTGAAACTGAAGCCTTTGCACATCTTGTATTCAAACCGATGCTTGATGAAGTTGCTAAACTTGCAAAGAATGATAAAGAGCGTTCTGAACTTACGGACTATATGATGGCTAAACATGGTTTGGAGCGTAATGAGATGATGCGCAAAAATGCTCTAGAAGAAATCGTAAATAACGAGAAGTTAAGTGATGCGCAAAAAGATGCACGTGCAAGTATTGCAGAGCATCGTGATTATGCAGGTCTTACAGCATTGACAGATGTAAATAGCGTAGAAGAGGCGGAAAGCGAAGCTCGTAGAATGGTTGAAGAGTATGAGCAGAAACACGATACCACAAACCTATGGGATAAAGTAAATACTGTGACTAAAGGGATCTTATCAAAGAGTTATGAGTGTGGTATGATGAATAAGCAGACATACGAGAAAGTTAGAGACATGTATCAATTCTACATTCCACTTCGTGGCTTTGATGAAGAAACAAGCAGAGAGGCTTATGCTTATCTCTCACATGGTCAGAGTGCATTTAATGCGCCTATCAAAACAGCAAAGGGACGTTCATCTAAGGCTGATGATCCTTTTGCAAATATGCAAAGTATGGCAGAAAGCGCAATAATGCAAGGAAATAGAAATGTATTGGTAAAGCAAAAGTTCTTGAACTTTGCTCTTAATCATCCTAGCGATCTTGTAAGCGTGAATGCGTTATGGTTGAAATACGATGATGTAAAAGAAGAATGGAGACCTGTGTTCCCTGATAATATTGAGGAGACAGATACTGCTGATGAGGTTGAGAAGAAAATTCAAGACTTTGAACAGCGTATGGCAGACCTTGCAAAGCAAGACCCTGAGAGATACAAACATGGAAAAGATACTGAAAACATTCCATATCGTATTGTAGAGAGCAGAGATTTAAGACAACATCAAGTTGTAGTGAAGCGTAATGGTAGAGATTATGTGTTGACTATCAATGGCAATCCACGTGCAGCACAAGCACTTAATGGATTGACTAATCCTGATAATGATGTTTCAGGCGCAATTGGCGCAATTCTCAATTTTGGTGAAAAGATAAACCGCCAATTAAGTGCGTTCTATACTACACGCAATCCAGACTTCGTTATTTCTAACTTTATTCGAGATATGCTTTACGCAAATTCCATCGTATGGGTAAAAGAACGTCCTAACTATGCATTACGTTTCCATCGTAACATAGGAAGGTGTAATCCTGCTCAAATGAAGATCCTTTTATCTAAGCATAAAAAAGGAGAGTTGGATATGAATAATAGCTTAGAGCACATGTTCCATCAATTTATAATGAATGGAGGAGAGACTGGTTATGCAAATGTGAGAGACATCGAACAGCATAAAAATGATATTCAAAGAGAATTAAAACGAGCAAATGGAAAGATAGGAATAAAAAGATCTCTTAGCCTGCTTGGAGAAAAATTAGACGAATATAATCGTGCGGTTGAAAACTGTGCTCGTTTTGCAGCCTTCCTTACATCTCGTGAGATGGGTAGAACCATAGACCGATCTATTTATGATGCAAAAGACATTTCTGTGAACTTTAATAAGAAAGGTAGTGGTGCCAAATTTATGAAAGCAACAGGGCAGACAAAGATAGGAAAAACTAGTGCGTTTATTTCTGGAATAGGAAGAAGTGGATATGTGTTCTGGAATGCAGCAATACAAGGAACAACAAACTTTGGAAGGCAGTTTAAACGACACCCTGCTAAAGCATTTACAGCATCTGCCACTATGTTTATACTTGGTGCTTTGATAGCTGGAATGGGAATGGGAGACGATGGTGACGATGATAAGAATAGCTACTGGAATTTACCTGAAAGTGTTCGCAGGAGCAATATCTTATTCAGAGTAGGAGAGCAATGGGTTTCTATACCACTTCCTGTTGAATACCGTTCGATATATGGAATGGGTGAATTAATGGTAAGTGCAATGAGCGGAAAAGAACATTTCACAAATTCTGAATTAGGTAAGGCTATTGCAGGACAAGTAACACAAATCTTGCCAATAGACTTTTTAGAAGGAGAAGGAGGCGTGAAAGCATTTGTTCCTAGTGCAGTCAAACCTTTTGCTGAAGTAATATCTAATAAAGGATGGACGGGAATGCCTATCTATAAAGATACTCCTTATAATAAGAATATGCCTGAATGGACAAAAACATACAAGAGTGCGAATAAATATCTTGTCGGTCTTGCTAAAACACTTAATGAAGTAACAGGAGGTGATGCCTATACAAAGGGGTCTGTAAATATCAACCCTGCACAAATAGAGTATCTGCTTAATGGTTATTTCGGAGGAGTATCTAACACAATTGATAAACTCACGAAAAGTGCTGAGACTATCGCTGGTAAAAGAGATTATGACCCTAAGAGTTTCTTATTGCTAAACCGAGTACTAAAAAGTGGAGATGAGCGTACAGAAGAGCGTGCTATCAATAGAGAATATTACAGACTAAAAGAGGAATATGAAATATTGAGAGATAGACTGAAGAATTATGAAAACGACACAGATAATGGAGTTTTCGATTTTTCTGAAAAAATAAATTTCCTATATAACTCTCCTGAATATGCACGATACGAAATCTTTGAAGATTATCGAGGGGACATCGAGAGTTTGTACAAGGAGCTTAAAGAGCCAATGAGCGATGAAGAAAGAGCATCACTAGAAGCAGAACTCACTGGATTGAAAAAGCAAATGATAGAAGAAATGAATACCACACGTAAATAGTTAAACCCATGATAGTGTAGGCTATGATTAACTTTGTAGCCACACTATTTATAATATATTCAAGATATGCAGACAGTAACAAAACAGAAATCCAAACTATTGCGGATGAGCCGTATTGCACCAAGTAATAGTAGCGATGAAATGGATAGCGTGGCTTTCCGTTCGCAGAGCTTTGGAAGTCGCAGAGCATTTGACATTCTAATGGAAGCGCAACAATACTGGAACCAGATGGAGCAATTCCGTAAAGATAGACAACGCAATAAACGATATACGTATGGAGACCAATGGGATGATGTTATATGTGTTGACGGCAAGCACATGACAGAAGAAGAGTACATCAAACAGCAAGGAAGCGTACCATTGAAAAACAACCTTATTCGTAGACTTGTGCGTAACGTACTAGGAGTGTACCGTTCACAATCGAAAGAACCTACATGTGTTGCAAGAGATAGAGACGAGCAAAAACTAGGAGAGACTATGTCGACAATCTTACAATGCAATATGCAGCTTAATCGTATGAGTGAAGTTTATGCACGCACGATGGAAGAGTTTCTTATTTCAGGCTTTATTGTACACCGCAAGAGTTATGGTTGGCGTAATGGAAAAGAAGACTGTTGGACGGACTATGTGCAGCCAAACAATTTCTTTATTGACAATAATATGCGTGACTTTAGAGGTTGGGATGTTGGCTGCTTGGGAGAGGTGCACGATATTAGCTTTGGACAGCTATGCGAACAATTTGCAGAATCACATGAAGATTATCAAAGATTAAAAGAGATCTACAAGTGGGCAACAAATAAGCAATATCTTGCTAGTTATGCAGAGCATTTTGGCTATAGCAAACTAAACAACTATGACTTCTTGTTTACAAGTGAACCTGGAAGATGTAGAGTAATTGAAGTATGGCGCAAAGAACAGAAGCCTCGTTATCGTGTACATGATTATCAAAATGGTGATATATATAAGATTGATGAAGCAGACTTTGAAAAAGAAGTTACTCTTGTCAATCAGCAACGCATGCAGATGGCAGAAGAGGCAGGAATGCCTTTTGATGAAGTACCATTAGTAAAAGCTACTTGGTTTATGGATGATTATTGGTATTTCTACTACTTGTCGCCTTTTGGAGATGTTTTAAAAGAAGGTGAAACACCTTTTGAGCATGGTAGTCATCCATATACTTTCAAAGCATATCCATTTATAGACGGAGAGATACATTCATTTGTAGCAGATGTGATCGATCAACAGAGATACACCAATCGCCTTATTACCATGTATGACTGGATTATGCGTGCAAGTGCTAAAGGTGTTTTGTTGATGCCTGAAGATAGTTTGCCAGATGGTGTCAGCATGGAGGATATTGCAGAGAATTGGGCAACGTTCAATGGTGTAATTCTGTATAAGCCTTCAAAGAGTGGAAGGATGCCACAACAGGTAGCAAACAACTCTACCAATATTGGTATCTCGGAGTTACTCAACTTACAACTAAAATTCTTTGAGGATATATCAGGTGTAAATGGAGCATTGCAAGGTAAGCCTGGCTATTCAGGTACAAGTGCTGCTAAGTATAGCCAAGAAGCGCAAAACGCAACAATGTCACTTCTTGATATGTTAGAGTGTTTCTCTTACTTCGTAGTTGATGGAGCGTATAAGGACGTGAAGAATATTCAGCAGTTCTATGATGAAAAACGAGTTTTCAATATTGCAGGTAAAGCAGGAGCACAAATAGAGTATGATCCTAAGAAGATTAGAGATGTAGACTTCGATTTGTCTATTACAGAAAGTACTGCAACACCAGCATATCGTCAACTTGCAAATGATGTACTAATGCAACTATGGCAAGCTCAAGCAATCTCTGTAGAACAATTACTAGAGCATGGCAGTTTCCCATTTGCAGACCAATTGCTACAAAGCATACAAGCACAGAAAGAGCAAATGCAACAAGGACAAGCCCCTCAAGGCATTTCTCCAGAGTTAATGCAGCAAGCACAGCAAGGAGCGAATATGCAGGCTGTAAACCAACTACATCAGGCAATGACAGCATAATAAAGATAAAAGGCGTAGGAATAAATCTTACGCCTTTACTTTTTATCTCTTTTTGTTCACACCCTTTCGGACATTCTCTATTGCTAACGGATCATTTGTTAGCGTTGCTATTCCATCAAGATTTTGACTTAACCTTTGTTTTGCGCTGTACTCTTCCTTCATACCATGCATAATATTGTTTTTTCTTTAACTCAATTACAGATGTAGGCATCTTTGCAGACCCATTCTTGTATGGCGTTGCATAGAAACATTCTTTCTCCAAATCAGTAACAGAAGCTTTATGGCTAATATAGCCTTTGTGCTTTAGTTTGCGGAAGTTGTATCTATCCATAATCAGGATTGTATTTTTTACACCTGGCATAACATAGAAACGTTCTCCATTCTTTTCGTGTGCCTCGTCCGCTTTTCTTACTGCTTCACGATAACGGAGATAGGCTCTTAACTTTTTAAATACATTCATTGTCTGTAAAATTATAAAATGAAACTTATATTATATTGTAGCGGCAGAAACCGCTTTTTTCTTTTTAGGGACAAACCTTTTAACACGCACAACAATAGTTGGAATTGGCATCTCATGGAAACAGATATGCAATCCTATTGCCCTTGTCATTAACAAGTCGTCATGCTTTCCAATGATAGCACCATACGCACCATTTTGTTTCTTCTCGTACGTCAAATACTCATCTAAACAACGCTCATCACGTTCAATATACAAATGTTCTCGGATAACTTTAATAAGTGTTGATATGATCATTGGCTTTGTTGCCACGTTGGTATGGAAACCATATTTGCGTGGTAGTCCTTCTTGTATTTCGTTCTCGGTTTGTTTACGAGCATAAAGATTAGGATACACATCTTTTATTTGATTAAGAATAAAGTGTGACAAATCTCCGTCCACTTGTCTTTCTTTGTCGTGTGTTTCAAGCGTATTACTTTCAATCACTAATAAAGAATTGTCATAGAACGCTGCTATCTGAGCTGCTTTCCATGCAAGAATATCCATGTCGATATGACCATACCATTGAGCGACAACTTGAGGTCTATCACCATCAATCATGAAAAGCCTATCGATAACAAGTATTACAGAGTAGTCTGCTTTCTTTGAGCGTCCACCAATATCCACAATGGTAAGGTATCTATTTGTAACTATTTCTTGTTCATCAATTTCAGGGAGATTCCATATCCATAATAAGCCTTGAGAGTCTTCTGTAAAGCGTAAGTTCTTTAATGCATTCTTTCCTTCGTCTCCATCTGCATACACGTCACCTATAAATCTTGGAGGTTTGCATGATGTTCTAAATTGATCGACCTTGTATTTATCGAAAATTCTTTCTCCTGAATGTACAAAAGCCTCAACATCGTCTGATGGATATTCAGATGCCATAGGCGCATGTTCATTGTATTTTGCTCGTTCTTGTATATACCAGTTGATTGCTTCAAGTGTCGCACCCTTTTCCCAAAGCCACCAAAGATATTTTCCACTCTCTGCACGTGGAGAAGGTACAGTTGCATTCTTTCTGTTCTTCCAAAGTGCTTCTGCAAAACTTATTTTGTCTTGTTCGCTTTCAAATGGTAATGAATATTGGTCGATGTCAAACCACGATATAAACATTGCTTCAAATTGTGATGTACCACGTTTTGCTGCATCGTATTCTCTTTGGAAAAAGTTACCTGTACCATTTGCGGTACTTTCATACACAATCATTGTATATGGTTTTAACAAGATACCAGAACATGCAGAGCGCACAATATCTTCTGGTTTTTTACCATCTGTGGTCTTCCACAATCCAACTTCGGAAAGGTGTACAAGATTGTAGTCACCACCACGACAACTATCAGGACGTTCTGCTGTACCAATCTTTATTTTGCAGTTCCTTTGTGGAACACGATGAATGGAGCCTGAATGTCCCACACCAACCATCTTAGATTCATTCTCATTGTAAACCTCTCCAAGTTTATAAAGCATAGATATTGGATAAGCCTTAATCATACGATCGAACATATCCTTGATTTCATCTGAACCAGCACCTTGGTGAGCGATGATTAGCGAGTTAAGACCTACCTTATGAATGAGCTGAAGCCATGCCATATACAGCTGAGACGTTGTCGAGCCACCCCATTGTCGGGCTTTTAGCAGTATTATTCGTATAGGCTTTCCTGCTTTTCTTAGTGATTCAAGTCGTTCTACAAATCTTCTTTGCGGACGTGTTAGGCAAAATAACACATCATCACCACCACCTTTATTTTTGATGTAAACATACAATGCAGCCCAAAAGGCGAAGTCGTATTCACATCTTAAACGAACAAATTGTTTTATAACCTTTAGTCGATCTTCCTCTTCGTATGATTCAACTTCTATTTCATTCAGTAAAAAGTCTTTGATACTTCCACTTTTAGATAGTAGCTTAACCAAAGGAATATTAAGCATCTCTACTGGTAGGTATTGGGTTTCTAAAGGGAAGTCCTTGATGTGCACTTCTGCACGCTCTCCAATAGAACCCATACCGCTAATAGGGTCAAACACTCGATTGACCACAGCATTGCGCTTTTCATTTTCCTTCAATATGTTATCTACCTCTTTTTGCATTGTATTATAATAGGATAGTTTAGAATTGAGTAAACAAATCCACACAGATAACAATAAAGGTGCAACCATGCATTAGTATTCGGAAAGAGAAAGCCTATACCAATATAGAATACCATCCACAGTTGATAGTATAGTTTTCTACTTACCTCTAATGAGATTGAACCAAAAAGGAAGAAAACTACCCCTGAAAGCCCTACTGTAGGCAATGTGGGTAGTGGTAAAAAATGTGATAACGTATCTATAGGAAAGGTTACTGCTACAATATAAGCAAGCAATAATCTTGTGATTTTTATATCGTATATAAAGATGATGCAAATGAGACACCAAGCATTTAGCATAGCGTGAATTATATTCGCATGAAAAAAAGGATAAAGAAGTCTCCCTACCCATGAAGCTCCTGCGCAGATACCAATAGTATTCCAATTAGAGAAGCCTATTAAAGAAATGACAACGACAACAATACTTAAAAACAATGACGTAGCCTTTTCTTTCTTTCTTCGAAACGTCTTTTCTTTTCCTTGCATATCATTACCTTTATACTTTCTTCTGTAAGATAATATTTGGGTGCAGGTTGCTCGACAACAACCTTACAACATTTCTTTATCGTCCAATCTGAATGTGTCTTACGAAGTTCTTTAACTCTTCTGAATATTTCTTGAAACATTTCCCTTTTGGATGGTAGCATGTTTTCAAATTGAGAACCTTTAAACATTGCATACATCATCTTGCTAGCCCATACACTTGAAACCCAAAAACGTGGTGATGGCATAGTAGAAATTTGTTTACAAATGTATGTAATATTAATATAGTTACACGAAGAAACATAATCATCATAAACACGCATAATGCTTTGCATACGCTCTTCTGAGTATTCCATTAAAGATCCTCTTTTCTTCATAGTTGTTGGTTTAGCTGTGTTACAAAGTTAGTAATAAAAACACTAATAGTTATACCTAAAAAGAATATTTTACAACGTATATTTGCATTAAAACAATCATTAAAAAAGAAAAATTTAGGAGATTATGACTGATAGTACAAAAGTTATGGGCAATCGAGAAAAGTTTTCAGAAAGGATGAAAAATAAATATCCTGAACGAGAATTTGACGATGATGAGGCTTTGTTCGGACAAATCAATGAGGATTATGACAATTACGACAAAGATGTGGAAGGATATAAAGAACGAGAAAAGGCGTTTTCAGATCTGTTCTCAAGTGATCCTCGTAGTGCAGCTTTCCTTACTAATTGGCGTAATGGCGGTAATCCTGCAATTGAGTTAGTGCGTATGTTTGGTGATGACTTCATTGAAGAACTTAAAGACCCAGAGAAACAAGAAGAGCTTGCAAAGGCTAGTAAAGAATATGCAGAGCGAGTAGCCAAAGAGAAAGATTTTGAGGAGCAGTACCAAAAGAATATCTCTGAGACACACAACACTATTGCAGCTATTCAAGAAGAAAAGGGTTGGAGCGATGAGCAAGTAGATGAGGTTATGGAATTCCTTGTAAACATTATGAAAGATGGTATTCTTGGTAAGTTTACACGTGAGAGTATTGATATGGCTTTCAAAGCTATTAACCACGATGCAAACGTGGAAGATGCAGCTCACGAAGGAGAAGTAAGAGGTAGAAATGCTAAGATAGAAGAAAAGCTAAAGAAGGCTTCACGTGGTGATGGCACAGCCAGTCTTAATGGAAAGAATAGTGGAGGTAAGCCAAGCAACCTTCCTGATCTTGGTGCAATTTCTAGATATGATGGAAACCAAAGTATATGGGAGCGTGGAGGTGAAAAACGTACCTCATATAAATAAAGGATAATTATCACTTATTATTATAAATCAAAACAAAAAGAAGAATGAAAAATTTAAAAAGAAGTTCAGGTTTTCTCTATCGCATTATGCTAACAATGTTAGCTCTTGTGATGGGTGCTTCGCAAGGAGTGTTGATGGCTGACGCTACAGCACTTCCTGACGCAGGCAAAACAAATGCAGGTGCTACTGGTACTGGTGGCACAGGCGGTATTGCAACTGAAACACAAGGACGCACTGATGGTGCTGACAATTTCTACATGAGCGATGTCGATCAACGTATCGTTAAGATTCGTCCGATGGCTACGCCATTAGACCAGATTAGTCGCTATGCAAAGTCAAGTTCTTGTGATTCGTTTGAAGTTAAGTACTACTCTGTAGGAACACGAGAAATTTTGTGTACAACTATAAGGAAAGTAGAAGCTATGACAGGTGGCGCAAGTACATCACTTCCTGTAAGCGATGCTAACATGTTTACACTTGATGATACTATTCGTGTACTTGGCGTGAAGGGTGTTACCGATCCATCTACAGGTAAGGCTTATACAGGTAGTAACATTCCAGACTTGGTATTGTGCGTATGTGGTAAAGATACATCTTCAAATCTTCCTACAGTTTACGCTGTAAATGGTGGAATGGACAACACTTCTAAGCAACCAATCTTTGTTCCTGCAATTCCAAGTGGTACTAAACTTGTGAGAATGGGTAAGGCGTGTGGTGAATTAGATGTACAAACAGGACGCTTTAACAACGTTCCAACAGCAGAGACACAATATTGCCAAAACTTCATGATTCAAGTAGAGCAATCTACCTTTGATAAGATTGCAGCAAAAGAAGTAAATTGGAATTTCTCTGACCTAGAAGAAGATGGTATCTTCGACATGCGCTTAGCAATGGAGAACACTTATTTATTTGGTGTTAAGAACGTTATTAAGCACATTTCTAAAGAGAATATGAACACATGGTTCACTGGTGGTATCTGGTGGATGGCAGGAAAAGACATCGAAGTTGGAGTATGGGACGCTGCTAAAAAATGTGCAGTTATCTCTGATGATAGCCTTGTAGACATCACAAAAGACTTGTTTGTTGGTACAGGTATTGGAAACAAACGAAAGATTGTTTTCTGTGGCTCTGAAATGCTTACTGCTTTCTCTAAGATCAAGAGTGACAAGTTCCGCTTAAAAGATACTGTTGAAGTATGGAACTTGAAATTTAAATCTTGGGACACCGACTTTGGCGAAGTATTAACAGTACATCACGAGTTGTTTGATAAAAACGGCATGAGCGATTGTGGTTTTGCACTTGATCCAGAGTACCTATCTAAGAAAACACACGTGTCTTGGGCACGCAATATTCTTGATCTTAAGGCAGCAGGTATCCGCAATACAGATGCAGTTGTTATTCAGGAAGTTAGTTGCTTATACTTGCGCTATGCTAAAGCTCATGCACGTATGAAACTTGCACACGCTGCTTAATAATTAAAACAGATAATAACACAGAAGGGGTGGGATAATTTAAGCATCCCGCCCCATTTTTATTTATATAGGTATGAAGAAATATTATAGTTCAGATTCACACATAGCCATCAATGTTCTACTTGAGAATGGAAATAGTATGCACATTGCATTTACGCCAATTTCAAATGGTGGTAGCACCTACAATACAGAAGTAGAAGTTATTCAGAATGCTCTTGAGAATCATTATCGTTACAACGATTTGTTTGTGCTTGATCGTGAAGAAGATACTAATGCACCAATAGAAGAGCCTACACAGAATACAGAAGACGATCCTAATCAAGCAGAGGAAAGTAATATTCGCAAGGTTAAAGTTAACGATCTAGGCGAAGCAAAGGATTATCTTGCAGAAACATTTGGTGTAAGTCGTACTTCTTTAAGAGGTCAAAAGGCTATTCTTGAAGCAGCAAAGGCAAACAACATTGAGTTTGAGGGGCTATAAAAAATAAAATCTCAGTATAATGAAAGTATATCTTCTTGACGAAATAGCAAAAGATGTTCGCATTGCCATTGACCAAAACATGCAGAGTGAAACGTTAGTGGACTTTGGCGATGTGGATACTCTTTCTTTAAATGACATTATCAAGTCAAAGATTGTTGATGCAGTAAAACGCATACATAGTACTGCTCCATCTTATCTTCTCGATGGTGGACATAATTTTGGTGACGCCATCTATTGGAAAGAGCTTGAAAGTGGATGGTGCTTACTTCCTGAAGACTTTATGCGTCTTGTTGTTTTCCAGATGGATGATTGGGAAAGACCAGTATATCATGCTATTAGTGAAGACGATGAGGAATACCAAAAGCAAAGTAGTCGTTTTAAGGGAGTAAGGGGCACGCCACAAAAACCAGTTTGTGCAATTGCTATACGTCCTGAAGGAAGAGTGCTTGAGTTCTATTCGTGCAAGAGTATAGATGCTATGGTTAGTAGAGCTGTTTACCTTCCATATCCTAAGATTGATGAAGATAATGGAATAGAGATTTGTGAGCGTTGCTATCAAGCAGTTGTCTATACCATAGCATCGTTGGTATTAATAACATACGGCAGTGCGGAGCAGAGCAAAGCATTGTTAGAATTAGCTAAATCTACATTAATATGAGTTCAATAAAAACAACACAGATAGATGGTGATGTGTCCATTGGACGCAATGTGGCTATTGGCGGTGGTACAATCATTCAAGGAGACGCTCATATAAAAGGAGGAGTGAAAGTAGATGGTTGGCTTGAAGCTAAAAATATAAAAGCTACAAACAAAGGTCTATTTACAACCGTAGAAAAATTACGTGAAGCCTATCCGTTGCCACATGAAGGTTGGTGGGCAATCGTCGGAAACACTCTTCCTGGTCCAGTTTACGTTGTAGACGGAGGGAAGTGGGTTCCTACAGGAGAAATGGGTGGAAGCCCTACAATAGAAAGTGAGCGATATGCAAGTAGCATTGCAGAGCTAGAAGCAAGTATGACAACTGCAAAGGCAGATATTAGTGGGCATACTGAAAAAATCAAAACTATTGAAAAACAAAGTTCAGAGCAAGGGATTCTTGTTAATCAAGTTAGTGCAAACTCTACACAAGCAAAAGAACTTGTAGAAACATTGGAGGAAAGATTAACAGCACTTATTGGTAACAATGCAACAACGGCAATTGATAACTTTAATGAGATTATAAAATTTCTTGCTGGAGTAAAAGACAATGACACGTTAATAGCTTTGCTTGCTAAAGTAAATGAACGTCTGACTGCATTAGAACACAACAATAATTCAGCAGAAGCAATTCAAAGCGTTAAGCGACTTGTTGAGCGTTTGCAAGAGCAATTAAATACAATTGTTGGAGAAAATGCAACAACTGCAATAGAGAATTTCAACGAGATAAAGAATTTTCTTGCAGGTTTGAAAGACAGCGACACTTTAACAGCTTTGCTTGCAAAAGTGAATGAACGCTTGACAACTTTAGAGCGTGCAAACCCTTCAACAGATGTTCTTGAAGTACTCGAATTTGACGGTTTTACAGATAGAGCAGTAACACCGCAAATGGAAAGTGCGACAGGCGATTTTAAAGTTTTATTTGACGCTACAAACAAACGCTTTGTTGCAAAAATCAATGGCCAAAACAACTATTCTGCTGGTTGGCTTTTTGAAGGTGAAACAACATCTTCTGATAGCGATTATCAAACAAGAGGAAGCAACCCACGACCATTTGCAAAGAAAATCTATATAAATAGAGAAAATAACATTTTGTATTGGTGGAATGGCAAAGAACTCATTCAAGTTGGTGCAAATAATAACCCTGTAAGTAATAGCACAAGTACATCAAATGTTCTTGCAGTTGAAAACAAAGAATTGCAATTTAGTTCTAACTATTGGAAAGGCGTAACGACTTACACCTTTGACGGCAATGCAAATAACGCTTATGGCTTTGATTTGTCAACTAATTTAAAAGCAGGCGAAAAATATCGTTTGAAATTTGCTTTCACGAGCAGCGGAAATTCAACCGATGTCGTTCAATTGATTTTAAAAAATTACGTTCGAAATCCTTTCAGAGAACAAGATATTATTAAAACTTTCAACGTTGGTGAAGCGGTTGAATTTGATGAGATTTTGACTTTCAAAGGCGGTAATTCTTGGCTTTCATTCCAAATGAAAGAAACAGAAAGCACGCTTACAATTAAGCGTTTTTCTATTTCAAGAGTGCAAAGCCTTGAACGTTATTCAGACGTTACAAACGAGCATTTGAACACGCTTGACGAGCAAGTTAAAAACGTCGATGCGAAATACTCTAAAGAAGTAATAAATTGGCGTACAAGATTATTTACAACAGAAGTTACAGAAGGTAAAACTACTCTTTGGCGCAACGATGAATTTATTAATAAAAATAACCTTTTTGAATTAAATAACAACGGGCGTTCGATTGCAATTGACGTGGAAGATACAAAGGCTTTTAAAATTAAAAACCTTTCGGAAACTGAAACTATTTCTTTCCACTTGCTTAAAAGCTATAACGGAGCAGTGACAGGAGCAAGACCCGACTTTTTTACAACTGAAAAGTACGAGCTAAAACCTCTCGAAGAAAGAGAGTTTGAAAGACCTTCAGAAGTAGAATATGTCTATGTACGCTATCGAAATAGTTATTCAGGTGTTATTGCTAATTTCGATTTTTCGTGGCGTGATAAAAAAGCAACCACTTTAGCAAATGAAGCGATAGAAAAACGTAAGGTTAAAAAGATAACTAATCTTACTAATTTGGTTGTGAATGGCGGTGCAGAAGCAGGAAAAGAAGTCAATAGCACAAGGTGGGTAGGCACACAAGATTTTTTAAGTCGTGATGACTTCGACGCTTTTGATTACAATATGATAGCGCAAAGTAATTGCGGTATTAACTTTTACGATAAGAACAAGAAGTTTTGCGCATTTCATCAAATTAGCAAAGGCAATGGCGAATTAAAGCACGTTATCGTTGAATTTCCACTTGGTGCAAGATACGCAAAAGTAACAGCAAAAGGTAGAGTTCAAGGCGACTATTTGTATGGAATAAAATACGAAGAGTACACAGCGCAAAAGCTCTTTGATAAAATTCAAGCACTCGAAACAGCCTCAACAAATGGTGGATATATCTATTTGGCGGGCAATTATGGAATTTCAACAGATAGCACGGACAACGCACCCGCTTTAACGGCTTTGATAGAAAAAGTAAATCAAGCTGGCGGAGGTATTATCGAATTGCCCAAAGGCACGTTTGTATTTAAAAGCACCGTTAAGTTTATGAGCAATGTGCAGTTGAGAGGTCAAGGTATAGGCAACACAATCTTGGATATGCAAGACGGCACAAAAGATAATTATTCGCTATTTGAGGGTGATTTCGTGTATAATATTGCGGTGTCTGATTTGGAAGTGCAAAGCCCTAAAACAACAAAGACTGGTAAGCATTTCTTTATGAGATATATAAAAGATGCTCATTTCACGAGGATTAAGTCAGTTGGAAGCCGTCCTACCGCTTTGGGTATAGACTTTTTAAATCGTGTGACTATAACAGATAATATCATTATCGACGCAGGTCGTGGCGGTAATATCTTTGGTCACGCTTGTATAGGTATTGGTACAGGCTATGACGAATGGGACGCAGAAGACATCGTTATATCAAATAATATTTGTGTAGGCGGTGGAATGCGTGGAATTTTCGTTGAAGACCAAAAGCGTTTTACACTTGCGAGAGACGGCAAAATGAAAAGCGGTAAAGGTCAAGTTATTACGGGCAACGTTGTACGAAAATGCAACAGAGGTATTACTGTTGAAACGGGTCGTTATGTAAATGTAAGCGGTAACACAATCTATGATTGCAACGAAGGTCTTGCGGTTCACGTTTGGGCAGACGATTGTCTTTTTGCAAGTAACTTACTTGTTAATAATAAAGTGGGCATTTCAGTTGCTGAATTAGACCAAGTAAGTAGCGATAATATTTCGTTCGTTGGCAATTCTATTCACGGAAGCATCACCGCAATAAACATCGATACTAAAGGATTGATGAACAACATTGCAATAAAAGATAATATCTTTAGGAATTGCGAGAATGGCGTGAATTTGCAAGGCAATTCTACCCGTTTAGTGTTGCAAGGTAACAACGACTTTTCAACGAAGAAAAGCTTTGTTTTAAGTGGTACTTTGACAGATGCAATAGTAAAAGATAATACTTATTTTATTGCCCCTGAAAGCACCGCAACGTTTAGCGGTTCAACGGCTTTCGTTTCACAAATGAACTAACATTTTAAAATTAGAAGAATATGAAAAAAAATGAATTGATTAAGTCAGCATTACAAATTGTAGTTGCAATTGTAATTGGTTTAGGTGTTGCATTAACCGCAAAAGGAGAAGAGTTTGCAGAGAATGGTTGGGCAGTTGCGCTAATTACATCGGGCTGTGTTTTTAGCTTTATTGAATTGGTGTGCAAGACAATGGAAGAAAGAGCCTTTAAATGGAAAGGCGTATTTCTAAATGTAGCCTTAGCAATGGTGTCTTATTTTGTTAACTATTTATTCTTAGTACGATAGAATGGATAGACAAGAGCTAGACTACAAGTGAAAGAGAGTAGCTTGTAGTTTAGTTCTCTAATCTTAGTAAAGATATGAAGAACGTAATAGAATGGATAAAACAGAGTAATCGTTGGAAGCATCTTTTAGGAGGTGTCTTAGTTGGATTAGGCTCTAGTGATTTGTATTGTGCAGCCTATTCAGGTGTAGGCATTGCGAGCGCATTGGAGTTAAAGGATAAATTGTGGGGAAGCACAATTGATATTGTAGATTGGAGCATAACACTAGTTGGTGTTGCAATAGGCTTTGGAGTAAGAATGTTAGTAAATTTAGTTATATTATGAATTACCTTGAGCAATTCAAATACGTAATGTGTAGCATTGTCAGCGGTATGCTGAGTTTGTTTTTCCCGATACGTGATTTCATGTACGCAATGTTGATAGTTTTTACATTGAATTACATCTTTGGAGTGGTAGCAGGGCTGAAACATGGCGAACGCTGGAACCTAAAGAAATCAATGGTATTCTTCTATCATTGTGCATTGTTCTTTGTCATGACCGCTTCAATATTCATTACTGGTTATTTCCTCCATGCAGGCGAGGAAACTTTAGGTGTTATAAAGGCGTTATGCGGTGTAGCGATTTGGTTCTACTCAACCAATATCGTTCGCAACTGGAGAATAATGCTCATTGAGAATACTACAATGTGGAAGATAGCAGGTTTCGTTTACTATGTTCTCACTTTAAAAGTGGTTGACAAAGTTCCATTTCTTAGCGAGTATCTCAAAACGTCTCACGTCGATATGAACGACAATAAACCCAAATTAGATTAACGTAATATGAGAAATATAAAATATATTGCAGTTCACTGCACCGCAAGCCACCAGTCTATGACTGTAGAGGGCTTGAGGAAAGAGTTTAAGCAGAAAGGATGGGTTAACCCAGGCTACCATTATGTTGTCTCAGCAGATGGCAAAATAACAGAAATGTTGTCAGAGGATAAAATTAGTAATGGAGTGAAAGGGTATAACTCTGTAACAGTGAACGTAGCTTACATTGGTGGTATAGACCAACACGGAAAGCCAGTAGACAACAGAACAGAAGCACAAAAAGCAAGTTTACGTTCACTCTTAAAGATGCTCCACAAGAAATACCCAACAGCAGTAATTCAAGGGCATAGAGATTTTTCTGTTGATCTTAATAAGAATGGTAAGATTGAGCCATTTGAATATATTAAGTCGTGCCCTTGCTTTAATGCAAAGGAAGAGTATGCTAATTTATAAAAGATAATAGTATGAAACAAAGAGGTAATTTAAGCATATTAATTATTTTAGGGTTGATTTTTGCAGCCTTATTTTCGGTGTATCTCTTCTTGCAAGAATGTGGTATGTCTTGTCACAAAGGAAAGGAAGTAATAGATACCATTACTTATAGAGATACTATATCTTATTATAAGCCTATTCCTAAAGAGCATGTAAAACTTAGGTATGACACCATACATCTACAAAGCAATAAGGAAGATGTAGGCTTTGCAACAGAACAAACAGATAGTGGAGCTATAAAAATACTCGATAGTACAAAAGTAGTAATACCTATCACGCAAAAACTATATGAAGATAGTACATACAAAGCGTGGGTGAGTGGTTATAATCCAAATCTAGATAGCATCTTTGTGTATCAAAAGACAACTGTTGTAAACCATTACTTTAAAGAAAAGGAGAAGCGTTTTGGTTTAGGTATACAATGTGGATATGGTCTTAACAATAACAAGATGCAACCCTATATCGGAATAGGCGTAAGCTACAACTTATTAAAGTGGTGATGCTATGAAGACAATAGTTTTTCAGATACAAAAAGATGAAGTGTATAATGAGGTTGCAAAGACAACATCTTACACTGGAGCAAAGATGGAAGGGGACGAAGGGGCATACGATCGTATCTTTACAACAGACGAAGATAAGATCATGCTCGAACGTTTCTGGAATGAGAGTAAAAACATGGTTGTAGCTAGTTTGAAAAAGCAATTAAGCACAGAACGTGAGATTAACGATGAATATACATTAGAGTTAGAAGTATCAACTTCCTTTGATGATAGCCTTAAAGAAAGCATACAACGTAGTTTGTTTAGTTTCTTTGTTATGAACATTGTAAGTAAGTGGTATGTTTTTACAAACAAGAAAGAGGCTGAGGCTTATGCTACATCTGCTGCAACAAACATGGAAGATGTAATGCGTAAGGTGTTTTACAAGAAAAAGCCTGTACGCCCTACATACGATTAACCACATAAACAATAGACGATATGGCAGAAAATAAAAAAGACTTAACGATAACAGAAGAAGTAAAAGAGCTTATCTTCGACATTCAGAATAAAACATATCTAACAGGGCAAGCAAGAGAAGCAGAAGGGAAAAAGCCTTATCAGGCTGCATCAAATATGCAGGCTAGTGATGAAGAAGAGAATAGTTATCAGATACGTCGCTCTTTGGTTAATGCTTTCTCTACTCTTAAAAGTCTTCTTTCAGAGTGGTTGCAAGAGGAGAGAGCAACGAGTAATAATCGTGTAGCTACAGAGATTGACAACAATGGTCAATTGGTATTAGTATTTAAGTTACCTTTAAATTACAATGATGCATCAGCAGATAGTTTAGGAAATGGCATCCATTCATATTTAGTTAATACTACAATTGCAGAATGGTTTACCATCACTAATAAAGAAGATGCAGAAGCATACGTTGCTCATTCTGCTATTAGTTTAGAGAACATAAAACGTGCGTTGTATAAACGCATCAGACCCAAACGACCAACCTATTAATAAGATGTTATATGGAACATAGATATTGTTGTAATGGTGATCATAATGCATCAGAGAAAAAGAAATCAGTTACGCTAATATTTAAGCGTGCAGAACTTCTTTACGATGTAAGTAATTATTCTTTTGTTGAGGCGGATATTCTTCCACAAGACGAAGAGCACACTAAACACCAGATCTTTGATATTACACAAGATGGTAATGTCGATCGTGTTACTCGTGTATTGAATCTTGCTCATTCAGAATGTGTGGAATTATTATACCCATACGTAAAAGAAGAGATACCAGACACTGAGCAAGTCCTTGATGATATTTTACGTGAACCTGAAGAGTATAAAATTGTATTGTCTTTGCCTTCAAAATTCTCAATGACAACAGTAAGAATGCTAGAGCATCTTATTCATGAGTTCTTGGTTTGTCGTGTCCTTGCAGATTGGATGAGTATAACTCTTCCTGGAAAGACTGTGTATTGGCTCTCTAAAGTAGAGGAGTTAAAAAGTAAAATGCAGACTTGTCTCATGTCGAGAGTGGGAATGATAAAACGCAAATTAAAACCATGGTAATAAAACAAAGGCAGGGTTACTCACGTAGCTCTGCCTTCTCCTTCTAACTAAAATAACAATCTTAACACCTTATTAAAACAAGTACCTAAAAATTATCTTGGCTGGTTGTTCAGACGTGGTGTGAACTGAACTAAACAACTAGTAATACCTTCATCTTTTGAGAGTTCTGTAAGAAGTATTATACGTAGATATTTATATGGAGTGCCTCTAAACCCACGCATATAATGATCTACAGACGACCATACAGGAACCCAATTAAATAAATCATTAGATGCATACAGAATAGACTTGACGTGTCCACGACGAAAGACGCCTCGTTGTATAATTGCATCAACAGATTTATGTATATCATAATAATCTAACTTGATAGGGCGTGAGATCAAGAGATTTTTATTTATCTTATCAATTCGATTGTTATCATCCAAACTGTGCTCTCCATGCTCTTTTGCATCACCCACATCAGAGAAGTTTACAAGACTACCATTTGTAAGCACTGCAAGTGCATCAGGATATGAATTTACATTATCTGCAATATTAGACTGCATCATTCCCCACATCTTAGATTTTAGAGACCACACATAAGCATATCTACATTCATTATTGTAAACAATAATCCTTTGGTGCTTGTAGTCGTAGATCATACGACAATCTCTAATAAACTTCATGAAAGGAAGTATTTTTAATGTCTCTTTCCCTAATTCTATATGTGATAATATCTTATCAATTTTGGGTAGTTCAGTAAGTGGTACAATATTATCTCCATTGAGAACATCAGAGATACATATTGTCTGTGACCCTTGCAATAGCATTATACCTCGTTCTGTTGTAAATAGAACAGCTGAATCAATCTGCGTGATACTCTTTGATGATAGGCACACGTCACGTGTGATAGGTTGTTTGGCGGAGTAGCCACCAGTAGGATTGACTTCCAAAGCCCATACTCCCTCATCTGTGAAAGCGTACAGAGGAAATTGTCCAAATTGTCCTTCGCTTAATGCTTTTACTGCACTACATATTCCTTTAATCTCTCCAGTTCCTATAGTGTTAATTCCTGAAAGAGGAAAGAAGAATGGATTATTTACCTCACTTGTATATATCTTATTAGGTAGTTCGATAATCTCATCTTTGCTTGTTAGTTCTTCTATTCTTAAAAATGTGTCTTCTTGTAAAGGATTCTTATTAATAATGTACTTATCCATTGTATCAAAGTTACTAAAGAAGAACGCACCATTTAAGAAATTATGCTTCTCTAAGGGAAACTCATAACGCTTTTCCCAACCGCCATAACCCCTTGTATCGACAGTAATCTTATATGCATCAGTGTTTGGATAATATAAGAAGTAAGTGTTGTCAAACTCACTCATTTCTCCAATAGGGCAGGGCAAGACAAACTCTTTACCATTGCGATTAATATGCACCCATGCTCTTGTTGCTGCTATTGCTTTGAAATGAAATTGTCTTTCCGAATCTTTATCTGTAAAAGGCGTGTGACCATTGCAATATTGTATCATTGAAGTGGTTGAGAAACCCTTAAATAAACGTTTCTTGATACCACAAATATTTACTCTTGCATTGTAGTTGAATGAATATCTAGCACAAAGACTATCGTGACTATCATAATCATCAGACATTACTTCTCTAGCAACAAGACTTTGCAGATAGTCTTCCTTTACTCTTAGTTCAGTACGCTCTGTGGTCTTTACTTCCAAAAGATCATTAAGCCTAATAGAGTTGAGAAGATAAAAGTGTGCAACGCTCTTGATTTCTTCATGTAGCTTATCGTCCTTTATCCTTGGAAGAATAACTCTTGTAGAGTTTATCTTCATTGCTCCACCATCATTATCAGCTTTAGGATAAGCCATTGCATACAAGTGATAGATGTTATGTTCTTGGTAGTATTGGTATTTAGAAAAATCTACACGAGCATCTATGTGCTTTTCTGTTATACGTGCATAATTATTACCAGTTCTTTCTGTTGTATACTCAATACCTTTTGCTCCATTTGTCAATAAGCAGTGAACTTTATTAGCGTTACTACTATTGATGTTTTCTATACCTGTACACTTCCCATTTTGATCGTAAGTATAGATTGGTTTGCTTATAAATATATCTACGCTCTTAATGATGTCTTTCCATTTCTCTAGTTCTCTTAAAGCACTTGAGCTTGATATTTGGTAGTCTAACTTACACAAAGCAGCTGTAACAAAGCAATCAAAGTTATCTAGTCTATCTCCATTCTTAATGCTTAATTTACTTAGCAGAACTTCTGGTGCGACCTTAGTACTGCATTGCATAAGTATAGGAGCAGAGTGCATTGTTAAACTGCCATCATATAGACGAAAAGCATAACGAACAAAGAAAGGAAAAATAAAACGACCTTTAGCAACACTTTCCTCCACTATGAATTTATTTACCTTTGCTAGTACTTCATTTGTTACTTTCTTAGTATTGCTTTCTCCGAAAGTTACTTTGTTGTTTTCTCCTACATCTTCACGCTCGGATAAGTCAACGTTAAATACTTCTGTTTTTACGACTTCTCCCTTTAGACCAAATGTGATTGGTAGCTCTGGTAGGTGAGTGCCTAAATACTTATAGCCAGGTGTCGCATTATCCCATAGAAAATAATGAGTGCCGCCTTCTGTAAGTGCCATTAGCGTATTGCCAATAGCATTTACTTGATGTAAGTGTATCTCTTCTAAGGTATATAGGTCTGTAAATGTATTGCCATCAGAAGTCCACACTAGCTTTTTATTTGCTACATCGTGGATGATATAATGTCTAAACGAAGTTGTTTTGTGAATGTATGTAATGTGCATCTTATCCTGTAATGCCATAACCTCTTTAGGCGGCATTACAGGCTTAAGTGCACCATCTTCAGGAATGAGATTTAGCAACAACGCTGCATCTCCATCAGAACAAGTATTATCTGGTGGCACTGTTGTAATTTCACTATACTTAATTTCCTTTATCATCTTGCTTTTGGTTTGTCTATTTGATAATAAATCTTACCCTTTACATCTTTTACGGACACTGACAACTTGTAACTTTTTAAAGCTGACAATCCATAGTCATACAAGATGCGTCCAACAGAAGGATTAAGCGTTTCAAAACCAATGCATTTGTATTTACCATTATACTGAATATCACAATATTGTGTAGGAGTTTCAATGTTAGGATTAACCATGAACCCAAATAGATCAGTATCAGTAATACGAAACAGAAATACACTTGCCTTTTCTTGTCCGTCTGAACTTTTACGGATGTGGTTGAAAAGTTTCTTAGAGAGTGTAACTGAATTATCTGTAGGATCTACGATGATAAAGTATCGAAGTGACCTATACCAGTTCTGTATTTTCTTGAAGATTGTTACCATAACGCAAATATAGTATACCTTAAGGAGAGTAGGGGTTTATCCTTTAATACTCTCTTCTAGATCGAAATGAAATAGTTTCAATGAAGAAGAAAGAAGATGTCGCCTGTAACTTTTCTTTATGTTCTTCAACCTCTTCCTTGCTTCTGAAGATAAAGGAAGAAAGTTCCATTTTATTGACACCTTTAGTTCCTACAATGTTTGCATAATACTTGCGACCAAAAATGAACGCAATGACTTCTTGTAATACTGTTGTTTGCATAGCTTTATAATTTATTTAATTATTCTTTTTATATTAGTTTGTTTTGTATAATCTTATTTACCAGGTAGAGATGGATTTTCCCTCCAATATTCAAGATCCTCTTGTTCAAATACAGTTGCCCATAATTTGTCTTTATGACAATACCTAATGGCTTGATGATGTCCACCCTTTATGGATACTAAAAACATTCCGCTTTTATTAGGTAAGTCGCCATCGCTAATCTTATGCCAAAGGGGGTCTGTCTCATACCAAAGAGAGTTATAAGCAGTCTTTGTATCAATAGTCTCCACGCATTTTGTTATAAAGTTCCAATATAGACCTTCCTCTTTCATTTGCTTGTAAAGTCTTCTAGTTTCCTCACTTGTGGCACGTCGGAACATATCGCTCTCATAAATTTTAGAACCTTCTTCATGAGTATTATTATATGCACTAACGAAGAATTGTTTTTCCTTGTCTTTGAAGCGGTTAAAAATAAGTATCAAATCACTTGTCTTTGATGCTAGAACATAACCTTTTCTAAAATGTGGAAACTCACTTTCAATTATTAATGTATTGTTCTCTATTCTTGACTTGCAACCTTTGGGAATATTGATAGGCTCAGACACACTTCTTCCTCCCTCATCTAATTCAAGTGAAAAGTAGGCGTATTCTCCATGCTTATGGAAAGTTCCACTTAGGTATTTAAAGCGTTCGTCCAGGAGTTCTTTATTTCTTTTCAAAGTGAAAAGAGACTTAATAAAATTAATAGAATCCATAATTAATTTTGAAAATTCTTTGTACTTCATACTATTGTATTTTAAATGGTCTAACTTAAATATTTTCGATCTTTCTATTGTCGCTATTTTTTAAAGTACATGAATATCATAAATAAAACATAAAGTGATAGGATGACAATTTTTATAATATCAATTACTGATAGAGTTACAAAAAACTCTGTTGCTATTAATCTTTCCATGTCTGTATTGTTTAATTTATAATTTAACTTTCAATCTCTTTTCAAAAATAGTTCTGATAGCCTTTGCGTCTTTTTCGGCTTGCCCTCTTTCATGAGGTAGATAATAATTACCTACATTGTAGTTGTCATCGTCATATGGGATTTTGTAGTCCATCACTTCAAGCACTTCACCATTTCTACCTATATACAAATAAAAATCATTTAATTTCGCTCTCTTTCTGATTCTCTCCATTGTCTTTGTTTCAGCATTCCAATATAAACCTTGTCTTCTTAGTTCATCAAAGAACGTTTGCTTCTCCTCCTCTGTGGCGTGGCGGTAATGACAAACTCCCCAATTAAAATTATCTAAATTACAATTATTGTAATGAGTATTAAAAGAAAATCTTCCGTTGTTATAGGATCTAAATATAACAACTCTATCTTTTGTAGTTGAGTGCAAAACATCGCCATCTTTGAACTCTTCTTGCTTCTTCTCGATAACGATTAAGTTTTCTTTGATAGTTGCCTTGCAACCTGTTGGGATTGAAATTTTATCCCCTGCGCTTAGTTTAATTTCCATAGTTATAATTGTTTTATTAATTCCTTGTTGTCGTATATATTTCCAATAACAACTTTATCACATTCTTTTATCCATTGTTCAGTAATGTGACAACCGCTATCTTCTGGGTAATCCACATTAATTGCGACATATGAAGCTTGAACATTATCATATTTTATGAAGTGCTTATATTTTAGTCCCTCTATAATATCTCCTTCGAAAATTTTAGTACCATTTATATCGTTTAAACCTGTGTATTGGTTTAAGTATACGACTTCAAGACTTGCTCCTTTCGCATTAACAATGATGTGCTCTGCTGTTTGGGTTTTGTAAGCTCCAGTACCCTCAACCCAAATTCCTCCTTTACCGACAGGTTTTCCTCTAAAGATTATTTCTCTATTCATATTTCAACGCTTTTAAAATTTACTTTCCATTTCAGCTACAAGGTTTTTTATATGGTTAAAAAACTCCTCTTTGCTAATTAGATTGCTCTCTATTTTTTGCACGTTAAAGCAATCAACAGGAGATGTAGCAAAGCACAAATGAAACCCTCGTATTTCATTCATCATTGAACTTCGCATTTCGTGCAATCTCATAAGGATTGGATTTATTGGAATGGTTTGCTTTGGGTTTGTAAAATCACCCTCTACTGCAACGATGTAATAATAAACGTTTTCTATTTTACAAAAACGTCCCTCCAAATGTCCGTAACGCTTTCTTATGAGTTCTTTTACCTTTAGCTCTCGTTTTTTCTTTGATTTAAAGAGCCATTTTAAAAAGCTCTTTTCGGCTTTCAAAGCCTTTAAAAATTCCTTGTGTGTCATTTGCTTTATTTCTTTTTAGTTTTAGTTACTCGTATGTATTCAATATCGCTGTCAAAAACCCTGTCTTCGCTCCAAGTTATATCCGATAGCTCTTTAAAATCCTTTACTCCTGAATGCTCGATTTTACCAAGATTTAGGAATATTCTTTTTGATATATTTTTCATATTTATGTGTTGTTTTTATATGATTAAAATAATTGTCTTTCGCTGTACCTTTGCTCTTTCCCCAAGATGAAATCGTGTATAAAATTTCTTGCGTAATCCTTTGAAATCATCGAACGCTCTGTTGAGCAAAGTCCCTTTGTATGTGAACCTTTTGAGTGCTTTATGCTTTTCTTCTCCTTGCTGTTTTGGTAACTTCTTCCGAATGTTGGAGAGCAATTAAAAACCAATAAGCCGTCGGTTTTACAAAGTAATCACCTCTCCTCATTCTGTTATTATCCACAAATGTTGGTCGTGGGAAATTCTGCCCAGTTATAAGATAGTTAGGAGCTGTTGCGGGGTTTTCAAGTATTAATCTTAATTCCCTTTTCTCGCAAATCCATACAAGTTTGTAAAGCAATATATGAAACTTTGTTCTTTCTTGAATTCTTTCGATGGTCAATCCTATTTTTTCACAAGTTGTTTTTGCTCGATAGTTTGTGCTTTCTAATGAGTAATAGGGTTGCTGCAAAGTTTCAAAAAAAGTACACGGAAAGAACGCCAATATCAAATCATCTTTGCTTATCTTGTCAAAAATACTTGCTTCTCCGTTGTACGCCTTTTCAATTTCATTAAACAAATCTATCACGTTGTCGGTTTCTCCGAACTCGTTTTGTATATCGTAATCTTCCGCTTCAAAGCCAAGCTTTTTAAACTCGTTTTTGAACGTCCCCGATTGCTCGAAGAAGCAGTGTATCTTTCCTTTTATATCCATTGTTTAATTTATTTTTTAGTTAAAAAGAACGCTATTTTCGCAAACCACATTCTCGATCAGATTTAACAATATGAATTTGAAAATTACAAAATAAGTAAGCAAAATATTTTCAAGTCAGCGTACTTCCAAAATCCATATATGTACAAAACAATTAAAATTTTTATTGGTTGATTCTATCAAATGCTTCCTTGCCAAAGACTTGCCATTTACCAGTCTTATACTGAACAAGCACATCACCGACATGTGCTATTTGTCTGCCTTCTGTAGAGTCAGAGAAAAGTTTTACATGAACTTTTCCTTGTTCTCCTTTTTCTATAGATCTAATGCAAGGTAATTTAAATATATTGTCAATGTTTCTTCCGTCAATTTGTATTTTGAAAACTATTCCCATGATTTTATTTCTTGTTTATTTTATAAAATGAATTAAGTCGTTTAATCCTCAACTTCTTTAAATTCGCCATTAACCAATCTGTAGTAGGTGTCAGCCTTGATTCTCCTACCATCAACTTTCTCTGTTTTTACACAGATAGGAATCGAGTTAGAATCATCATTTATTTCCCATTCTGCAAGCGTTATCCAACTTCCCAAGCTAGCTTTTACAATTGAATTGTACCCTGCAGCCATGATAACAGAATGTTCTCCAGTGCTATTAATCTGAGCGAAGTCACCACTTGAACCAATCTGAGCGAAGGTACCACTTGAACCAATCTGAGCGAAGTCACCACTTGAACCAATCTTAGCATAGCCACTTGAACCAATCTTAGCATAGTCACCACTTGAACCAATCTTAGCATAGTCACCACTTGAACCAATCTGAGCGAAGGTACCACTTGAACCAATCTTAGCATAGTCACCACTTGAACCAATCTGAGCGAAGTCACCACTTGAACCAATCTGAGCGAAGTCACCACTTGAACCAATCTTAGCATAGCCACTTGAACCAATCTTAGCATAGTCACCACTTGAACCAATCTTAGCATAGCCACTTGAACCAATCTTAGCATAGTCATCACTTGAACCAATCAGAGCGGAGTCACCACTATTGTCGTTTAAGCCTATATCTCCACCTGCCTTAGGTGATAAAGTGATATCTTTTATCCACTCAATTCCAAGTTTTACAATATCAGCAATATTAAGTTCTGCTTTAATCTTAATATTTGAGGAACATATTTTAGTTGATTTTTTCTCTTTGTCAATTGTTCCAGACAGCTCTACTACAGCAAAACGAGAACTAAGCATATCGTAATAATCAAAAACTTCGAAAGGAGATTCGCAAGCGTGAAATCCTCGTTTGCAGCATTGAATATCTCCATCCATTTTATAGTCTTTGCCGACTTCATACTGAAATCCTCTACACTTAAAATCTTTATCAAAGCCCTTGTAAGCTGTAATTTTCTTTTCATTCATATTGATTTGTTTTTAGTTATTCATTTTCAAACTCTAAATGATGGTGCGTTTGCGAAATTTACAACGTGTGCCATCTCTCTTAATCTATCTGCAAAGCGTTCATCGTAATAGCCTGCAATCTCATCAGCTGAAAGATTAGATGTGATCATCGTGCAGAATTGCTCTTGATAACGATAATGAATAATATCAGAAATAGCAGTAATAATTTCTCCATAATGAATGCTCTCACGTGATTCGACTCCAAGATCATCAATGCATAGTACTTCAAGATTTTTAATCCTGTTGTATTCTTCAACCATGCTTGTGTTCTCTTTAGTCTGATTATTGAACGCCTTTGCAAGTAGCACAATATCTTTTGCTGTGATAACTCTAAATCCACGATATGGAAGATCGTACATCTCAGAACAAGAACGACTAGTTTCATTAGAATGCAGATAACTATACAGAGATTCTAAAGCCTTTATAATTGTCGTTTTCCCATTTCCTTTATTTCCAGATATGAATAATCCAAACGTGCTATCATTCTTTGAAGTAAGCCATTGTGCAATATCCCAAAGGTGTCTTTTGTATGCATCTGATACAACAAAGGATCTTAAGCGTGCGTGTACCTCTGCTTTACATGAAGCATATAACATTGTGTATACTTGTTCAGCAGTATAAGGAAGTCTAAAACGTGTTGGAATACGCTTTCTTTTCATTAGCTTTGAGAACATTGCCTCTACGTCCAGCTTTGTTGTCGGATCTAGTGTTATCATTATTGTAAAATCTTAACCAGTTATTAAAATGTTTCTTCGCATCATTAATGCTTTCGTGAGATGTGCATCCATCTGTTAAGCATTTTAGTTTAAATTCATCAAGTTTTATTTTCAGCTCCTCTTTTGTAATATGGTGAAGTGTTTGAAGGTTGTCGAGCCACACATCAGACTTTTTCAATTCGTTTATTTCCTCATCTAGCTCTGATGAATCCATAATACTTATAGCTTTCTTGCAATTCGATTCGTCTTCCTTTTCTGTTAAGCAACTAAATTGACCGATTCTACCAATCCTTTTGCGAGACTTATTAATCTCCATATATCGTTCTTGAATGCCTTTAGAAGTAAGAACTTTGTGAGCATAAAACATTTGCTTACTAAATAAACCAATCTCAATGCAACACTTAATAACTTCTAAAATGTAAGACTCCTCGAAATTTGATTGTTCAGCTACAACGAAAGGAACTTCATCATCCCACTCAATGTAATATCCATTATTATAAATGATGCAGAGTAGACTTATGTATATCGTTACTGCTCTTCCACTTTGATAGCGAATTAACTTTCTAATCCTTATATCTTGGAAAAAGTTAGTATCGAAAGGAAAATACTCAAATCCTTGTTTCAACGTGCGACCCATATTTTTACATATAATACTTTAAGTAATCGTTAACTTCGGAAATAAACTCGTCCATTGAATGACAAACGACATATTTATATTCTCCTTTACTTGTTATAGTTTGTTCCCATTCACTCTGTAATTTACTTTGCTTTCCTTTTGTGGTCTTCATTTCAATAAGGAGTGCTCCATAAAAGCGATTAGGGACAAGAAGAATTAGGTCTGAAACGCCAGCTACAACACCTTCTTCTTTTAGTTTGCTAGCTGTGCGAGCGTCTCGTTTACCACCATTTGGAACAGCAAAGAGTCTACCTTTTAGCTTTTTGTACTTGAGATTGAACCACCGCACACAAGAGCGTTGTATGCGGTGCTCCTCATCAGATGGACGCTTTCGAGTTGTAGCTCTTTGCATTGCTATCATCTCTTCAAGTGTCATTGGGCAAAACATCTAAGATATTTGTCTCTTCAATCTTCACGATATTGTAGTCAATCATCCTCTTATTGAACTCGTGTTCGATTGTACTTTTTACCTTGTCAATGTTGCTTGCTCTTACCATGTAGTTGTGAGCTTGCTTTTTCTCTTTGCCTGTCTTTTCATTAAGCGTAATGAAGTTAATCTTACACGAATAGAACTTATCTGCATCATCCTCGTTGGGTTGATTGAATAGCTCTTCAATGTTTGTACGCTTTTCTGAAACGACCTCGAAGTCACCTGAGATGTATTGTCGCATTTCTGCAACTAGTTTACTCTCACATTCTGTAAAGCTAAGAGCATCTACTAGATATGCTTCTGTAACTTTCTTTTCTTGTCCGTCCTCCAGTCTTTTGTCGTATCGGACAGCACCAATAAAAAACTTACTCATTGTTCATTTGTTGTTTCAATTCTTTACAAGTCTTGAACTTCACTACCTTGCATGCAGGAATAACCATTTTGTTTTTGTGTAGTCCTGAGATGCGCTCTTTGCGCTGCATAACTTTCAAGGTTGCAAATCCACGAAGAGTTACATCTTCATTTTTAATGAGCGACTTCTTGATAGCGTTAATCATTGCATCATAAGCACTGATAGCTTGTGAATAAGTGAGGTTTGTGGTTTTCGTAACCTCAAGTAAAATGTCATTTTTTGTCATGTTGTTTATTATTAAAAGTGAGTACTAATTTCCGTTTGAGTTTTGTTGTTAATTGTCTGATGCACCATGCACGAGATGTGTACCTTTGTCCTTTTGTATTTTCATACAAGATGGTTGCATCATCTAAATATTTCAATATTTTTTCTATATCAGTTTTACATATATCCATTGTTATTTATTTAAGAAAGATGAAACCAATTCCTCAAAGTATACTTCATCCGTAGGAATGTCATCGTCAGAGTTCATTATTTCTGATGCTATAGATTTCTTACGATGGATAAGAGAGTAAATCGTATTATCAATTGTTTCACGCCCCAACAAATAATAGCAGTTTACATTGTCCTTTTGTCCTATACGGTGTGCACGATCTTCGCATTGACAACAGTCTGCATATGTCCATGCAAGTTCTATAAATGCTACATCTGATGCTGCTGTAAGAGTAAGACCAACTCCAGCTGCTTTAATTGAGCATATGATGAGACGTGTATTTTCGTTAGTCTGAAAAGCATCTACAGCAGCCTGTTTGTTTATTGCACTATCACGTCCTGTAACTGTTACAGCTTTAGGAAAAGCTTTACGAAGTTCATCGACAACCTCATGTAGAGAACAGAATACTATCAGTTTTTTATCGTTTTCTAAAAACGTTTTTATGAAGTCTATTGCTTGTGCGACTTTCCCTTTTGTTGCAAGGGCACGTAAAGTCATAAACTTTACAAGAGCTTCCATTCGCATTTTGCGTCTAATTTCCCAGTCTGTACATTCCGTATATTTCTCTAGATATGTAGCAAGATCTGTAGCGGCAGTGTTGTATTGTTCACGATTAGAGATGTCAATATAAAGTTCTGTACGTGTCTTGTCAGGAAGTTGTGAGAGCACTTTTTTCTTTTCTCTACGAATCATACATGTTTCATATAATTTTTCAGATAATAAGCGAAGTGGTACTGCAGGTACAGCGTCCTTATCACGTGAATCAGTGCAAAAGTCTGCTCGAAATTGTGTAGCACCCCCAAACTCATCTAGTCGATCTAGGATAGAAAGTTGAGCAATTAAGTCTTCGGGACGATTGACCACTGGTGTCCCAGTCAGAAGAGTGACCCACTTTTTATCGAATGACAAACCTTTTGTAAAAATAGTTTGTTGTGCAGATGGATCTTTTACTCGATGGCTTTCGTCAATAATGATGGACTTAAAGAGTTTGATAGCAGGATTAAAAACCACATCCTTTAGTCGAAAGGATTTTTTATTTCCTTTTATATCCCAAACAAAATATTTGCGTAAACTTTCATAATTGACTATTGCCACTTGATGAACGCCCATTTTAAGTAGATACCCCCAAGTTGTTTGTACGCTATTATCTAGAACCATTGCAGACTTGTCTGTGAACTTTTCAAATTCTCTTTGCCAATTTATTTTTAGTGACGAGGGGCAAATAACCAAACAAGGATAAGCATTTGCAGTGTCGACTATACCTATACTTTGTAATGTTTTTCCGAGTCCAGGTTCATCACCAATGAGAACTCGTTTTTTTTCTAGTCCAAATTGGATACCCTCTGCTTGATAAGGGTAAGGTTCTATATTAAGTTTGTGTTTAAGTTCTCTCATAAATTCCAACCATTGAGTTCGTATACTCGTTTACGTGCATCTTCAGGATTAAAGAATACTTCTTCAGCTATAGGTTCAAAAGTTTCGTTGCTTGTCTTTCTGAATATTCTAAATCCATTTCGACGTCTTAGATATATGTATTGTCCTATTTTAATATTTTTCATTTTGTTTTTTAGGTGTCATTAGCCAATAATTAAATGCAAGTTCTTCATACTTATCACGCCCATTTAGGTAGATATGATCACCACGCTTGATAAACTTTTTGAATATCTTGCAGTTCTTTTTTGAAATAGCATAGATAAAGTCTTTATCAGAGTTGGCTATGTCCATATACCATGCACGGCTTCTGTCCCAATCAAAAAAGTCTACAGCGTCATCAAACTCTTTTTGCGAAGATGCAAACGTGGTTTTGAGGTCTCCTCCAAAATGAAAACTTTCTAACCACCAATCCCACTTACAACGAGTGTCGAGAGTAAAAGGAAATTCACAATAAGAGAATTGTTGTTCTTTATTTATCATACACTTTTGTGTATTAGATAACTCTAACACTTTTGCTAGGAATGGGTCTTGTTTTGCTTCCATTCTGAGTGAACGTTGCATCTCTTTGGCATGAAGAAATTCATCGTCTGTATATTTTACATCATCAACAGTTAGGTTATAATAATCAACCCTGTTAGGCTCTGTGATAAGCGCATCTACTAATGAGCCAAAACGAAAAGCGTCTTCTCTATCTCCAAACATGGGACGTGGATGCATGACTTCTTTCAATGCAGTGAGGTCTGAATTGCTTACCTCACTGCGATTGTAATATGTATCAGGGTTGTGGTTCATACTATTTTGCCTTTACATTATCAATATAATCTACGCTTTCATCTTGAATGAACGTTCCATCACTATTTGCTTGCTTTTCACAGAATGTGATTTGTTTTTTGAAGATCTTAGTAAGTTCATCAACTGTTAGTTTACAACCTTCACTTGTCCACCACATCATAATAATTGGCAGAATGCCTTCTGGGTTGAGGAGTTGAATTTTCTTTGTTACCTTTATCTTAGATTGTGATGTTGTCATTGTTGCTTGACCAGTGAAAAGACCATCCATTTCAGATATTTGTTTTTTCATTTCTGCTTGTTTGCGTTCTTCCTCTTCACGCATTGCACGTTCTTTTTCTAGTCTTTCTGCTTCTTGACGTTCCTTTTGTAACATCTCTGCCTTTAGTCTTTCTGCTTCTTCGTTGTTAGCTTTAACGATGCGTTCAAGATTAGCTTTCTTAGATGGTAGGCGATCTATGATGTAGGTTTTCATCTCTTCAATCTCAAAGGCATATTGTTCATTGAACGTCTTGCTTAGAGAGTCGTAGATCTGTTTCTCTATGTTACTAGCTTCGATTGCAGTCATACCATATGGAATATGTACATTTGCACGAAGAGCCGTTAACCATTCAGAAGATAAGTTGGTTGAGAAATTTTCAATATCTTGAAATGACTGCTCGTAATTTTCTATAGTTATAGAGTTATCGATATTTTTTAGTGTATCGAGGTTTCTATTTACTTCAAACTGGAATTGAGCTTTTAAGTTGTTCTCAATATCTAGCTTAAAGCGTTCAATAGCCTGTGCCATTTGTTGTTTTGCATACTCCTCTTGACGACGCTTTTCCTCCTCTGCATGTTTCTTTGCAGCATAGCTATTACGGTATTGTTGCAACTTGTATGGTATTGTATTTGATTTCGTAGGGTCAATATCATTCTCTATTCTTGTGAAAGCAGTACGAACTTCGTCAAACAGCTTAGTCACAGGAGAACGTCTCTCATTCATTTTTTTTACTGTTTTACGTGCTTTCTCTATAAAATTAGCCGCTTGTTGGTCGAGTTCTTCCGTCATATTCCCACCATTCTGTTCGATGAGATTTAGAATATTATTACCTGCCTCAATGCACTTATCGTGTGAAAGAGCATTATCTTTATATGATTGTGGTGCTGCTTGCACAATCTGTGCTATGTTTTCTTGTTTTACTATTGCAAGTTCGTTATTCATGTCTTTGGCATTTAAGAGAGTACACACAGAGATATTTGTGTACTCTATGTTTTTATTTAGTTTAATACAAAATAGACCATTGATTTGTCTGCGAGCATCTCTGCATTGTTGACAAAGTTCTGATGGCATATTTAAAATGTATCATCGTTAGAGCCTTGCTTAGCTGGGTCAATTGTTACTCCTTCAGATACATCTTGTGGAGTTGCAAAACTCTCTTCTGTACTTTCCTGTGATTGAGTAGAAGGTTCCTCGTCAGATACACCTCCGTATGGGTCAAAATCTTTTGTAGGGTCATCCACTACATCACTCTCAAATTGTGTACCTCTACCAATAGCAATTTTTGGATAGCTCTTGAAAGCATGCTTTATACACTTTGCAATAAGGAAACCTGTATCGATTTGTCCATTTACAGAAGAGTATAGCTCATTTGCTTTCTCAATTCGTTGATGTGTCGTTTGATCGTAGTAGCTATTATTCTTTGCAGAATACCCTGCTAAACGCTTCCAATCATCTTCTAGCATAACAGAATAGTCTGTACTTCCATCAATTCGTGTTATCTTCATAAAGCACGCTACAATATGATTAGAAGTGCGAGGTAGATTGCATCGGTAGTTTACATACTTACAACCATTGTTTTCTCCGAAAGAGAACTCATCTCCTTCATATACGATAACTGGGTTATCTGCATGTCGGATTTGTCCTGCTCTAGCACGAAGTACCAACTCTCCATATCCAGAGATGGTTAGATTACAACGGCTCTCCCATACGTCTTTACCAGTTTGAGAATTTATTCCAACTTTGTAATTACGAGGTAAGAGATAACAAAGTGCCTGAGTTCCTTGTTCTAAAGATAATCCACGCACTGCAAGGTCAATGAAAGCAAAGAACACAGATGTAGAAGTACATTTACGTAGCTTTTCATTTTCTCGAAGTTGCTTGTTAAAATTAATCACCTCACGTTCATAAGCAGCTTCACCACCTTGTTTCCAAATCATGTCGTAAACATTGATGAATTGTGAACGTACATAGTCGTTACGCAATACTTCTGTTGCAGAAAGTAATTGTAACTCTTTTGCTTGTTTAATTGTCTCACTCATAGTGTTAAAATTGTTTGTTATAAATTTGTTTTAGAAATAATCTTGCTCAGTACGTTGAAGTACTCTCAATATCTTTGTTGGATATTCTATCTTACCAGGACGAACGCTAGGCTTTACTTTTCCTTGTTTGCGCCATCGGTCAACGTTTCCTCTTCCGAATAACTTGTAAGCTTTGCGTTGACTAATCATCTCTGGATCATTTTTATCATTCTGAATGAATAAAGCTAACCGTGCAGTTAGATCATTCATGAACGTTTCGTACGATACTACTTTATCGGAGAATGAGATTTGTACCATTTGTGTATTTTGTTTGTGTGATTTGCTTTGTATCTTTTTGTACTTTTAAGCCCACCTGTACCCAGAGTTACCCAAATATCAAGTAGCTAATACTTTTGTTCGACACCCACCAAGACCCAGCATTATTTTTATGTCCAAATCATCGGCAGCATACAGCTCTTTATTTCCACATTCCGTACACCCAGCATTGTTTTCCAAATGCACAGCGCAGAAAGAGCGAACCAATACAAAAGCAATTCATTCAAAATTTAATCTTCTTCTCCAATTCCTGTAAGTTCTTTTATAAGTCCACGGCTATTCCAGTACTTGAATAGTAGACTTAAAAGAGCAAAACCACAGAATGATAAAAGCTTTGTAACAACAAACATCAACAAATCGTCTGTGTTTCCTAATAGTAGGATCAACGATAAAAAGAAAATAGCAAACAGAGTATCGTTGCGCCAATTCTTGTATATTGAAAGATACTTTTTCATAGCTGAATTATAAATTTATGTTTTGACTTAAAAATTTATTCACGAAGTAAATTTGACCTTTGCCTGTTACCTTTGTTGTTTTGCTTATGATGGAAGATCCATCTGGCTTTTGAATAACAGTTTTCTTTAATTCAAATAAACCTAATTCCATAGAGTGTTGAGTTGGCTCGTTGAAACTTTCTCCAGACTTCTTACAGAGGAAACCATTGTTTCTCATCCATTCGAAAAGTCTCTTTTGCCCTGTGTTGATACCATTTTGTTTGATAAGTTTTGCAAGTTCACCAACTAGAATAGAGTCTGAACTTGTTGTAACGGCATCTGCAAATAAGACTTTAGGACGGCTTTCGACAATCGTTTGTTCTGCTTGTAAACGTTTTTGCTTTTCGTTTTTCAATTCTGTTGCAAGTTGAATTAGGAAGTCAGGGTCTGTCAATGCTTTTTCAATTGACTTATCTGTCATATACGCACCATGTTTACGAATGATAGGCAGAACTTCACTAGTTATCCACTTGCGGAATTGTTTAGCTTCTGGTTTGCGACTATCCAAAATGACATCGTATAGTCCATCTTCGTTTACAAAGTTTGCTTGCTGAACTCTTCCTAGACTATCAGAGATGGGTTGGGTTGAAACCACCCCATCGTCAAGTCGTCTTTTCACATCTCCTTGTTGCAAGTCTAAAGCCTTACAAACATCGGTAAGACAGAACAATGGATTTGCTTCTGTTCCAACGACACGAACATTTCCAAACAGTGGATTATTGAATACTTGAATTGCTTGCATAAACTTTAGATTAGAATTGCTTGATGAAACCTAATTCTCTAGCTTTCTTTCTTACTAAATTTTGTAGGTCAGAGTCACACTTCCAATTTACAGCGTTATAAATTGTTGGTTCACTCACACCGAGGATCATTGCTAATTTTTTTTTAGCTCCTCGCTTTAATTTTATTGGCTTTCTTTTCGGCATATCAGTTTTTTATATTATATTTGTAGACCAACTATAAAATATCTCATTGATATTAGTTTGGTATCTGTTTATTGATGGTGCAAATATAATCCTTTTTGGGTTATTTGACAAATAAAATAACACCCAAAATGAGTTATTTAACCTTTATTAAACTTTTGGACTATGGCAAAAATTGGCAGGGAATTGCGAGAGTACTTTGAAAATCAAGGAGTTAAACAGGCGGAAGTAGCAAGAAGAATCGGAGTTAAACCGCAATATATTACTAAGGTTTTCAGTAATGAAAGAGAGATAGGGAAAAGTCAAATTGAAAAATGGGTAACCCAATTTGGGTTTAATAAAGTTTGGCTTCTCACAGGTGAAGGTGAAATGCTCAATAATGATACATTGCCTGAACAAACTCATGAGACTTACAGAATCCCTTTGTTGCCAATTTCTGCACAGGGCGGAGCCTTTAATGACTTCGTTGTGTCTGTTCAAGAAAGTGAATGCGAAAGAGTTATATCTCCTATTAAGAATGCTGATTTTGCAATAAGTATTCAAGGAGATAGCATGGCACCAGAATATCCTTCAGGGTCGCAAGTGCTTATTAAGCGTATTAATGAAAGAGCATTTATAGAGTGGGGTAAAACCTATGTCTTAGATACATGTAATGGTAGCGTTGTTAAAAATCTATATCCTTCAGATGATCCAAATAAGGTAATATGCAAGTCTATCAATCCTGACTTCCCACCATTTGAAGTCTCTTTGTCGGATGTGTATGGAGTTTACAAAGTGCTTATGTGTATGGCGTTGAAATGATTGAAAACTAACAAAATAAATAATTTATGAAAAACTTAATCTATTACACTTCCTTGTGTATTTCATGTGTCGTGATAGTCTTAATATTGGCATCAACTCTAGTTGTTTTAGGGTTGTCACAGTCTCCATTAGGAAATGATTTTGCATATAGTCTTGGAATAGCTATAGCGCATCCACAGTTATGGTTGATTTCTATTGGAGCAACTCTACTTTTGCGTCCTATTTTCCATCGACTTGTTTGGAAAGACAATAAGAAACATGATAAAACAAAGGCATTACTTTGCATTGTTTTTGGTTTCTTTTGGTTGGCGTATAGTATTGGAATGCACATGTATGCGAAAAAAGCACAAGAGGCAGCTATAGAACATTACAAACAAACTAAACAAGATTATTAAAGTATGGAAACATGGATGATATTATTTGTCGTGAGTGGTATTCTGTCAGCTACATGTCCTTTCACGTCTCAAATTGGAGCTTTATTGGGAAGTGTAACTGCCATCGCTAAGCCTATCTTTGTGGCTCTGGCTTTTTTCTTCTCACCTGTATGGTGGTATGGACTTATTGCAGCTGCAATATATCTTTTTGTTCCATTATTGATACCTAAGGTTGATCCACTAGGATATGGAAGAGTTGCAAGAGTATATTCTAGTATAGGATCTCATGTCAATATCGTGATTGTAATTTTAATGTTCTTAAATTTGTTCGGAGTATTTTAA